ATTGAAGTAAGTTATGATACTTATTGGAGAGGTGTAAAAATTGGTTTAGAAACAACTATTGCACTAGCTGAATCATTGCTTAACAAAGAGAAGGAGCAGATTGGAAGAGCCTATCAACAAGGATTGATTGATGGTATGACTCATTCACCAAGAGATTACTACAATGAAACCTTTAACACCAAAGAGAAATGACACCTAAAGAGAAAGCAAAAGAACTAATAGAAATGTTTATTTTTTTTGCGTCAAACGAGGGAACAACTGAAGATGGGTTTATTTATTCTGATGAAATGCAAATGTTTAACGCTAAACAATGTGCATTGATTGCAGTGGATGAGATTATACAGATATTACCAACATCAGAATATCTTGAAGACGTAGGTAATACTATTGAAAATAGACAAAGGACATACTGGAATCAAGTAAAACAAGAAATTAAAAATCTTTAACACCAACGAGAAATGAAACAGACAGCAGTAGAATGGTTGATGGAGATAGACAAATCTCGTGCAATCACCATAGAAGAATGGCAACAAGCCAGAGAAATGGAGAAGGTGCAGATGGGGTACACAAAAGAAGACGTTTTTAAAGCTGGGGAGATGGGGGAAATAAACCACCACGACACCAAACACATTGTATCGTACTTAGATGAAGCAAAGCAGTACAACGAAACATTTGACACCAACAAGAAATGAGAGAAGAAGAATTTACTGTTACTATTTACACAGAGCATTGCCCCCATTGCGACAGTGAAAACATCACAATGATAGGCGACCCTGAATACAATGATGAATGGGAGTGTGATGATTGCGAAAAGCAGTTTGGTTCGTTTATAATGAAAGAGAAATGAATGAGGTTGACATCTTCATCAATCGTATGAAGCGTATCGGTATTAAGATTGAGCTGATGGGTAACGTCCCTTGGATATACCTTGTCTCAGTAAACGGCAATAGACTACAGGAAGAGGACTGGGATGCCAACTACGGCTTCACCATTGCTTGGTATCCGGTGCGTGTCGGAGAAACCTACAAGCTGGCTGATGTCAAGAAAACATTTGAGCTTATACGCAAGTACAGATGACAAAAAATGAAACCCAACTCGGAGAATATCCGAATAACTAAACAAAACCTAACAATGAAAGACAGCATAGCAACGTACCACAAACCACTCCGTATCACGATTGAGCATCACGATATGAAGGTATCAGTTGAGACAGACCATAGCGACCTAGACACCGAAGAGTTCGGCGATATGCTTATGTATGCAGCCAAAGCCTGTGGGTGGACAGATAAACAAGTAAATCAAATCTTTAATATCCAAGACAATGAAAATCAGCACAGGAAAATACGTTGACCAGTTCGCCATCGGTGTAACGTGGTTGCGCTACCCAAACGTAACGTGGTCTATAATCTTTGACTTCGGTCTATGGTACGTAGAAGTATCAAGCGACTTCAAGGACAATGTGGATTGGAATCCATACGGACTAGCGAACACACTCGTGTGCGATAGATGTGGTTCACCGAATGACGTGTACCATCATATCAACGAGGAGTTGAAATCTGAATTGGTATGCGCTGAGTGCCTACGATACGAGGACTACATGAACAACCTTGGAAATGAAGAATCAGAGACTAATATCTGAGCAGCTTAAGAAGGCCACCTACAACAGGTCAGTCTGCAAGTACGCCGGAAGAGCTGAAGAGACAGCGTACTGGAACGGGTACATTCAAGCACTAAGTTTAATCATAGAAACACAACAATGAAAACAAGACAAGAACTCGAGGTCAGCTACACCAAGCTACTAATACTGATGCAGACACAGCTTGAACTTATGGATGACTTCAAGGGTACCAAGCTGTACAGCAGGGACATTAAGTTCTACATGAAGAAGCTTGAGGAGGCCATGGAGAAGTACGTTGAGACGCCAATCAATCAGCGCATCGACACAAACCCAGAGAACGAGGAGTCGTTCACTGCACTGCAGCAGGGCGTAAGAGCAATCATCGATGCTACCCTTGAGGACATATACGTGGCGTCCGGAAGAACCGAATAGCAATGCTTACATACCGTGACTATCAGCTCGACATCATCGAGCGAGGGACATCTATTCTCCAAGAGAACGGGTTCCTTTACCTGGCCATGGAGGTGAGAACGGGCAAGACCCTGACCTCACTTGGCATCTGCGAGAAGGCTGGCGTCAACAACGTGCTGTTCCTCACCAAGAAGAAGGCCATCTCATCCATCACCGGTGACCTCGACAAGATGTGCCCGAGCTACGCCATCTTCGTGACCAACTACGAGAGCATGCACAAGCTGCCGAGCGTCAAGTGGGACATCATCGTGTGCGATGAGGCGCACTCCATGGGTGCGTTCCCCAAGCCTAGCAAGCGGGCGAAGGACGTGGCATCTCTAATCTACAAGCACAAGAGCAAGGTCATCCTGCTCTCGGGCACGCCAACGCCGGAGTCGTACAGCCAGATGTACCACCAGGTGTATGGCATCCCCACCAACCCATTCAAAAAGTATCGTAACTTCTATGACTTTGCCCGGGACTATGTGAACATCTCGTCCAAGCGAATCAACGGCTACGACATCAAGGACTACGGCGGTGGCGTTCAGCACATCCTCGACGTGATGGCACCGTACACCATATCGTACACGCAGAAGGAGGCAGGCTTCGTGGTGGAGACCACCGAGAACGTGCTCGAGGTAGAGCTCAAGCCCGAGACCTACAAGCTCATCAAGAAGCTTCAGAAGGACCTCGTGGTGGAGGGCAAGGACGAGGTCATCCTCGCCGACACGGCCGTCAAGCTGATGAGTAAGATGCACCAGCTGTACTCCGGCACGGTGAAGTTCGAGAGCGGTAACTCAATGGTGCTCGACACGAGCAAGGCTGAGTTCATCAAGGAGCGCTTTGCTGGCATGAAGATTGGCATCTTCTACAAGTTCAAGGAGGAGCTGGCCGCACTCAAGCAGGTGTTCGGCAAGGATGAAATCACCGACAGCCTCGAGGAGTTCACCAATGGTAAACGAATCATAGCCCTGCAGATTGTTAGCGGCCGTGAGGGTATCTCACTGCGTGACGCCGACGCGTTGGTGTACTACAACATCGACTTCAGCGCCACGAGTTACTGGCAATCGAAGGACAGGATGACCACGATGGACCGCCTGAAGAACGACGTGTACTGGATATTCGCAAGCAAAGGTATTGAGCGTCAGATATATAAGACCGTAACAAAAAAGAAGGACTACACCCTGAACCACTTTCGCCGAGACCTCGTAACTTTAATCGAAGAATGACGGAGCAACAGATACAAGCCAAGAGAATCAAACAGCTTGAAGCTGAAGGATACTACGTCATTAAACTTATTAAGACAAATAAGAACGGCATCCCTGACCTTGTTGCTATACCACCAGGCTCTGGCGTTCTGTTCTCTGAAGTGAAGCGCCCGGACGGGAAAGTTTCTGAGCTTCAGAAATACAGATTAAAAGAGCTTGAAGAACATGGATGCAAGACAGAAGTTTTTAGAGGATAACGAGTACTTCCTCACTGACGAGTTCAATGAGTTTGTGCGAGGCATTCCATACGAGCTGGCCGAATCACTCGGCGAGTCGATAGACAACACCATTTACCAGATAGGCTACGAGGAGTACGGCACAAAAGAGTGGGGTATCCACATAGATTATAGGGGTGATACATATTATTTTTGCCTGCTCATAGACAGGATAGACCCTAACATGGTTGGCTTTATTGACATCAAATACATTGACGTCGACCAGTATCTTGACCTAATAAATTTAAATAGACAACTCAATGAATCACTTGAGATTACTAGCTGACATGGTCACTAACATCACTCAGTTCGACATAAGATTAAAGACAAGGAGAAAAGAGTACGTTGAGGCTAGGTACATATACTACAAGATAGCTAAGGACACTTACCACTACTCGCTTTCAAGGATTGGCGAGGAGGTAAACAGAGACCACGCTACCGTGATGCACGGACTTCGCAACGTAGAGGGGTGGCTGTCTAGCGACAAGATGTTCAAGGAGAAATACGAGCGAGTGGTAAAGTACTTCAAGGAAAAGATTGAGTCCGGGCACATGACAACTGAGATTGCTGATGACATCATCGCCGACAATGCCATCCTCAAATCAGAAAACGAAATGCTTTCCGATAAAGTATCTTCACTATCTTTGCAACTGAAACTAATTGAGCGTCAGGCAGAAAACTATGAATTGTTTCATAACGTACTGGAAAGAATGAAGCAGCAGGTGCCAGTAAGCAAGATTAGTATATTCGAAGAGAAACTAAATCGATTCATGAATGGACTACAACTTTGAACAAATTGACAAGCTGATGTCAGCCAAGCTGTGCGACCGCTGTAAGATTAGCAAGCTTCTGCAGATTGACTGCATGCTCTACACAAGGATGGGAGTGAACTCCACTAAGAAGGAAAAGCAAGAAGTCAAGTCCAAGTCTAAAAAGATTTACACATACATAAAGAAAATTGATTCAGAAATTGGAGATAGATTACTATCTTCGATGGACCAATAAAACTACGCCCCATGCACCCGCTTAAAAGTCAAAGAGTTGTAAGCATAAATTATCTGATGCACGAGATAAACTCGATGACTGATGATTTATATGAGGCGTTAATGGACGGAGAAACACAAGACGCAGTGGCCGCAATAGAGGACATCTGCGTCAGGTTGTCCGACCTACTTGAAACGCTAGAAGATGTCGAGAAACACAGTTAGGCTAAGGCTAAAGAAAGAAGAGTACGACTTAGTACAGCAACACAGGGCGCTGAAAGAGGAGTGCGATGCCAAGGGTGTCCCATTCGAAAGCGTAAACCACTACTGGCATAAGGGGAAGAACTTCTCCATGCACGTCAAGAACGAGAGCGTTCAGCTCACTTGGCACGACATTAAGGATACGCTCATAGAAGAAATGAGCCAATACGCTCCCAAGTATGAGCCGATTAAAAGGGAAAGCACGAAGGGCGACAAGCACTGCCTGGTCATAGACCCGGCCGACGTGCACATAGGAAAGCTCAGCACGTCATTCGAGACCGGCGAGGAGTACAACTCTCAGATAGCAGTGCAGCGTGTAATCGAGGGCGTCGAAGGTATCCTTGAGAAGGCCAGCGGATTCAACATCGATAAGATTGTACTGGTCGGCGGCAACGACATCCTGCACATTGACACGCCACGTAGGACTACAACCTCAGGCACACCACAGGATACAGACGGCATGTGGTACGACAACTTCCTGTTTGCTAAGCAGTTATATGTTGACATCATAGAGAAGTTGGTGCAGGTAGCAGACGTACACTTCATCTACAACCCGTCCAATCACGACTACACAAACGGATTCTTCTTGGCAGACGTCATCAAGACGTGGTTCCGCTCCCTCCCCAATGTCACCTTTGACTGTTCAATCAGTCATCGTAAGTACTTCCAATACGGAAGCAACTTAATTGGAACCACGCACGGTGACGGCGCCAAGTCTCAAGACCTGCCGCTTCTGATGGCTCAGGAGGCGGCAGTGTCTTGGGCTAGCACCAAGCACAGGTACGTGTACACGCACCACGTGCACCACAAGACATCAAAGGATTACATCGGGGTCACCGTTGAAAGCTTACGAAGCCCAAGCGGCACCGACTCGTGGCACCACCGCAATGGATACCAACACAATCCGAAGGCTATCGAGGGGTACATCCACCACCCGGAGCACGGCCAGATTGCACGACTAACACACATATTCTGATGTCTGAAGAAAAGCAAGAACGGCTCAACTTAATTTTGATAATTGGTATTAATGTTCTAATTTGGCTGACGATTTACAGAGTCATCCAATGAACGACCAAAAATTTATTTACTGGGACGACCTCGGCGATAGCCAAGAGCATGTCGACCAGAGAATCAGCAAGTTAAGTGCTTGCTCTGCCCACGCTCGGCAACAAGAGTGGGAGGAGAATGAGGAAGAAATGAACAGGCGAATGGATATCATTGGCCAGAACGGAGCAACTGCCGAAGGGTACATGAAAACCTGCGTAAGTTGTAAAATTGAAAAAGCATTTATTGAATTCCCCAATAACACAAAAAGCCATGACGGTAAACATTCTTACTGCAGGGCATGCTCCAATCAGAAGAATAAAGAGTGGAGGCAAAAAAACTCGCAGAAAAACAAGGACAGAATAAAAAGATGGAAAGAAGCAAACGTCGACAGAATTAAGGAATATAAACGCAATCGTGAATTGACCGAAAACGAAAAGCAAGTTAGAAAGAAGTGGTAGATTGCAAATTGTGAAAAAATAAAGCAATATGCAAGGAAGTATAGGATAAAGAATAGGAATCGTAAAAATGAATCGGAGCGAATTCGGAAGCAGCAAGACCCTGTTTATAGAGCAATCTGTTCAATACGCTCAAGAGTTAGCTGTATTTGTAAAAATATAAATGTTGTTAAAAACCAGAGCGTAACAAAGGCAATAGGTATTTCTAGAGACGAATTTAAAAAATATATTGAGTCTAAGTTTGTGGACGGCATGACGTGGGACAACTACGGGGATTGGCACATCGACCATATAATCCCAATAAGCACTGCCAAAACATTAGATGATGTGATGGCATTGAATAATTACAAAAATTTACAGCCGCTTTGGTGGATTGATAATTTAATTAAAGGAAGCAAATATGACCTCGAGACAAAAGATTGAGAAGGCGTTGGCCATGGCCAAGGACATTGCTATGAGCAAGGGATACATCACACAACAAGATATAGAAGACATCATCAATGAACTTGAGTCAGAGGGCTAGAGAGCCAAGGGTAAAGTACCAAAAGAAAGAGAAGTTCTCCGTCGACGGACGTGTGTACATTGTAGTAGACGAGCAGCTCGTCCTATCTGGAGATGGCTTCGTCGTAGACGACTTCTCCTACTACCTGATTAAAGACCTCGAGACCGGAGTGCACTACCGCATGCCGTTCGACCGCGTCAACAATGCTCCGTCTAAGTACGAGGGCACCGACTACTACGCCGACTTCGGTGACGCCTACAATTCACACTACGAAATCAAATGAAACCAGCAGACCACCTAAGCTACATCGGGGAGCACCCGCAAATCAAAAAGACAGTACAGCCGATTAAGCCATCAATGACGGAGCTCGTTGCTCACGTTGAGCAGTGGGCTATCCACCGTGGCATCGACGGAGCTGGTAACGTAAACGCTCAGGCTCTCAAGGTTATGGAGGAGGTCGGTGAGACCATGGCCGCCATCGCTCGCGGCAAGAAGGACGCCATCAAGGATGGCATTGGTGACTCACTGGTCACCCTCATCATCCTAGCCATGCAGTGCGGGTTCAGTGCACGTGAGTGCTTGGACGCAGCATACGACGAGATTAAGAACCGTAAGGGTAAGACCGTCAACGGCGTCTTCATCAAGGAATAACCGCCAAGCGCCTGTAGCTCAGCGGTTAGAGCAGGGGACTCATAATCCCTTGGCCGGGGGTTCAAATCCCTCCGGGCGCACTACTTCTTTTTCCTGTCTGGTCCCTCAATGGTGTAGTCTGAATAGTTTAGCAACCTTAGAACCGCTTCTCCTGCATCGTTAGCACCGCTGTCGATTACCTCAGCCATGTTCTGAGCCATTCTGCTTATGTTCTTGAGGCCAAGTCCTGCGGCAGCTGACGCTGCGTAACCCATGTCTGCAATAGCCTCGTATACATCGTCATCACTCTTGGCATTCATTATCTTCTGAGCAGACTTAGTTGCATCAGATAGAATATCCCATCCCGGAGCAGTGCGTGCATCTGTAGCCCACGGCTTGTCAAGCAATAGGTCGCGTGCGGCGGTAAGCATATCTCCAACAAAGAACAGCGCAGTGAACGGTCCGAGCAGAGCGGCCATACCCATTTCGTAATCGTCCTCATCTTCTCTCCACTCTCTAAGCAGACCTGGAAATCCGAGTACCGCGTACTGGAACAGCATGGGTACCAAGAATTGGTATAGGAAGATGGTCTCAATGTTTTGCTTGAGCGTTCCCTGTCCTGCCGTTTTATCCATCTTTGCCAGCTTCTTAAAGAAGCCGCTGTACGCTGGAACAATCTGACGAATCATAGCCTTTGGCGCATTCTGAAGTACAGAGAACGCACGGTACAATGCGTTGCCAGAGTTTTGATAGTAGTCCTTGTCGATAATATCGGATGAGCCAAGCGTCTGCTCAATCTCGGTGCTGACCTTATCGGCCGCATACTTGATGGCCTCTTGTTCCGTGGCCTTGGGATTGGAAGCAAAGAACGACTCCTTGTAGTACAGGTAGTTGCCCATTGCTCCAGCCATAGCCGAGAACTTATCACCCTGAATTACAGGCCACATCATGGCATCAAGCATCTTGTCGTATACTTCTCCAGCCGTTCTAAGGATTGGATTACCTTCTTTATCCTTTGGCATTATGTCCGTAGTTCGTCCCTGCTTGTACGTTCCAATGATGGCCGTCAGCTCCTTCGGGTTGTAGCGCTTCTGAATGCGTGGCGCATTCTCGATGAACTCATTCCAAAGATTCTTCATGTCTGGCGTTGCCTTGGCTGTGTACTTAGCCCAGTTCTCAAAGCCAATGCGGTTAGCGAACGCAAACAAAGACGTTGCCTGCTTGACAAACTGAGATGGGTTAGCCATGAGCACAGCCTTAGAGAATCTGGCTGATATATTATCAAGCATAGTTTGCTTCATGCCCTCTCCGGCACTCATCCCTCTCGTTCCAACAAGCTTAATGTTGTTGTCGATAAGCTTGAGCACATCTTCCCCGGTAGTCCTCTTGATTGACTCGCGAACAGCCTTGTTCTTGAACATCTTATCAATGTCACGGATACTCTCCGCGTATGCACGGAAGTATTCCATGTCGCCAAGGTATGATGATAGCACACCATCACCATCCATCAGCTTGATGGCATTCTTATTCTTCTTGCGAAGCTTCGTAGACGATGGCGTCTGGATGTTTGAGAACTCGCCCTTATCATTCATCAGCGTGATTGCCATGGTATCGTCAGCCTCAAACTCACGATACATCCGTCCAGCGTAGTTCGGATTCCACGGCATATTGGTGCGGAATATATTCTGATATACTGGGTTGTAGTCCTGGTAAAGTGATGGGTACAAAACGTTTACCTGCCAGTCAGCCCATTCTTTTACCCTTGGGTCAAGAGCCTCGTTGAATAGCCTGTCCATAAGCTCTACGTAGTTGTCTCCAAACTTAGACTCGAAGCCAGTTCTGTTAGCCGGGTCTTTGTATTGGTTGTACAGGTAGTAGATTTGGTTTTGACTCATCGGCTCGAACACACGGAGTTTGTTAAGCTCAGCATTCAGCTCAGTCTTACGCTTTGAGCTTGCCGTCTTCATCTCATCCATAATCTTCTTGGCAGCTGCCTCATCCTTAAAGATGTCGACTGGAGCTTTTACCTTGTTGTTCTTTACAACGCTGTCGTACTTCTCTCCAAAGATGTCGATGGCTGCCTTGTCAATCATGGCGTTCATCTTCTGCATCCTGCCCTCGAACTCAATGCTTGATTGCTTGAGTCTGTCGTATACCATATCGTGAACTCTTCCGCCAAACTGGTCAGTAAGGTTCTCCGTTATGCGCGACAACAGCGTGTGAAGTGAACCAGTCTTATCAAAGTAGTTAGTGAACGGCTGGCCAACAAATGAAGACCACGCCTTTGCGACTCTTGACTTAGTGGCCTCCTCGTTTGCTCGCTCAATCTCTGACGTTCTAACAAACTCCTCAGCCCCATCGTTGGTAGTGATGTCGTCATCAACTACCTTGCCCGTGATAGATTCGATGAGGTCCTTCACGTTCTGTCTGTACATCTCATGCTGACGAGACAGCGCATCCTTAAACGCTGAGCGTCCCTCAAGTACGAGCTGAGCCAGCTGCGTCTTAGCCTGCGTCAACGTATCCAGTTTGTTCGGGTCGTTGTTCTCCATCAGCGATGCCTCGTTGTACAGCATGGCTATCTGTAGAACCTGAGCACGCATTATATCCTCTTCGTCGAGAGAGAATTCAGAAGTCAATTCATCGAACTCCTTAAGCTGGCGCTCCATGGTTTCGGCTATCTTATCTGGCGCCATGTCTGGACTCACAAGCTCCTCATTAATAGAAGCAATGGCATCCTGAACCTGGATAGTCGTAGTGCCCATTCTTCTACCGCTCTCAACCTTAGTGGTCTTGGTCTCAAGAAGTTTCTTGATGTCTCGCTCTACCTTGGCTACGTTGTACTCGTTAACGTATCCCTCAACGCGCTGCATTATTGCGGGCAGGTTGTCGTAGTTGGCGTCGGTAACGGCCTGGATTAACTTAAGTACATCAGCCTTGGTGTACTCACCCTGCGGCAATGACTTGCGAATGAAGCCACGCACCTTACGTTTGATGGCCTCGAGATTATCTCTGGTCTTCTTGCGGTCCAAGAGCATAGCTCTCAGCGACTTGAACTCTTCACGCATTGCTGCGTTACTTGACTTGATGCCAATTGCCTTGTCGAGGTCAAGCATCAGCTTAGCCTTCACCTCATCCGTCTGAGCCTTGAACTCTTCGGTAGCAGTCAGAAGATTCTTTGTCTCTTCACGAAGCTGTAACTTATTGTATACAGGCTTCTTGGTGATTTTATTCTTCTTGGCAGCAAGCTTATTTAACTTTTCTTTGATGTTGTTAAATAAATTCTGACCAACTACCGCCCCGCCCTCAAGGTTTTTAAACGCATCAGGAAGCACGTTGCCGAGCACATCGAGCGGAATCTCCATGGCTCCCTTGATTTCTTCAGACGTGTATCCACGCTCCTTTAGAAACGCTTCGATAGTTACATCCCTGAAACCTTCAGCCCTTGCCTTTCCAACTATGTCGTAGATGTTGTCCTCTTGCGCGCTGTATCTAGCACGCATAGACTCGGCAGCCTTTCTCGGGCTGAACTTGTTGTTGATTGGCTGGCCAGAGAACAGGTCAGCTAGAGCTACGCCAATGAACTCGTCAAGCGTAAGGTCTTTGATGCCGTCTACCTTTAGGTCCTTAGATGTAGTGAATCTTTCTTTGATGTACTTGAACACGCCATTAAGCCAAGACTTAAACTTGGAACGCTTAGATGCATTGATGATGGTCTCACCCTTGGTGGCCATCAATTCAACAAGCGCTTCTTCTCTAGCTAGCTCCGTGTCTCCATACTTCGCCTTGGCCGTATCAAGCTCCATCGTTCCTTCGACAAGCTCAAGCCCCTTATTAAGCAGCTCAGTGCCCTTCTTGCCTGATTCCTTAGAGCGCAGGAAGTCAATCCAGATGTGACCAAACTCGTGGATTGGCGTAGCCAGCGAAGCCTCGCTGGGGTTGATGTATATATTGCCGTCCTTGGTCAAGCCAAGAATCTTCATGCCGTTGACCTCTCTGGTTCTTACCTCTGGGTCCTGCATGATGGCATCAAACTCCTCCTGTGTAGCCGTAGCTTGAACGGATGGGAACGCAAACCGAAGCTTGCCCATCAGCATCTCTATGTCACCGATGGCATTCACCATTGGTCTTGCGCCAATAAATGCGCCATCAGCAAAGAAGGCACCACCAACTTGTGTTGGTATCGACTCCATGTCCGGAGCCACAACCTCTCCGGTCTTCTTTACTTTTTCCTTGAACACTCGCGAAGCCTTGGCCTTCCACTCCGGGAATACATCAATGCCATGCGTGGGGTTTTGCAAAATAGCAATTGCCTGCCCCTTTGGGCCGAATCCATAGTTGTTGTGCTGCGCTTTCTGAATGCCGCCATTTAGTACGTCAATACCCATGATGGCAACAACACTTCCCTGCTTTAAGCTCTTCATTGACTCCTCGCCAATTGCATCATAGATAGCATCAGAGGTGAAGTTCTTTGCGTTAGTGGCATCGACGCCATCAAATAACGTCTTGATGTATTTTGAATTTGGTTTCTTTACGCCCTCAGCAGAGAACATAACCTCATAAAGAAGAGAGCGCTCAGGTAGAGTAAATGTATCCTCATTGCCAGCAGCACGCTGCTTAGCCTGCTCAATTACATACTTAAGTAACTCATCAACTGATTTAATGTTATTGGCTTCGATATCGCTCTTAAGCGCATTGGCTGCCGCTCTAATCTTATCGTCGGAAACTTTTGTCTTCGCATCAATAGCCTCAATCAATGGAGTCATTGCGTTAACTCTGTTCTTTTCCGGAAGTGATTCTACCGTTGGAAGTATCCAGCGGAACACAGCCTCGTTGGAATTGATTGCACCATTTGACATTCGCATAATGGCCATCGGAACATGACCATTAGGCAGCTTTCCGTCAGTCCAAGCCTTATCGAACAGTGGCTTATTAGACTGATATAGACGCACCGCTGCGTCATACTGAGCCTGAGCTCCACCTTCGTTTACGCCAGCCCAAGCGAGGTCCTTATTAGAGCCTAGGACATTGAACAGAAGACCACCGTCTACCTGCATGTCATTACCCATTGAGTCCTTTACTACGCCAGATGCCAATATGTCAGACATTCCAGTGACCATAGGTAGGCCATTGTAATCTTCGATTCTACCAGTAAGTGCACTGGCTTGCTCTTCCGTGATGTCCTTTACAGTCGATTTCGACTGCTCGATTGGAGATACGATAGATGTCTCAACGCCAGTTGGCTCCTGAAATTCCAGCTGAACAGCTGGCATCTTGTTCATCACATCGGTAATCCCCTCGACATCAGCCTCGTTCACAATAGTCTCACTATCGGAAAGCCTGAATCTTGGTTCACCACCATCTGGCTCACCTATAATTGCTCTAAGGTCAGACAGCTCTTGTTCTTCTACAGCCTGAGGAACTACTTCTTCACCCGCTTCGGCAACGACTTCAGGTTCTTGGTCTCCTTCGACCATTTCTTGCAGTCCCACTTCGGGTTGTTCTGGGCGTAGCACGCCTTCATCTGTTGCTTGCTCTTGAACGGCATCTTGTGTTGGTGTTGCGGTTTCTTCAATCTTTGCAACCTCATCAAGCAGAGACTGTCTCCGGTCTCTCAGTGCCTTTCCAGCTATATCGCTGGTCACTGTATTGATTGCGTTGCTAACTTTTACTATCTCCTCATTTAACGCATTGAGCCTCGCCACCTCTTCTTCGGGCAGTGAGTTCACAAAGTCTGCGTAGTCAGTGAATATCTTATTCTTCTCGTTTCTCTTGGCATTGAGCGCAGTCTCAAGTACCCCTCTAACCTCTGGGTCATCAGTCGCAGAAAGCTCAGTCTCAAGCTCATTGATTTCCTGATTGACCTTTGTCTTGCGAGCAATGTCTTTCGTCTTAGCACCAAACGCCGTCTCAATAAGGCCACCTGGAATCTCTGCCACCATCTCAGTAAGGATAGCTGACGGCGAAGTAATACGTCCATCTGCGGCAATCTGAGCACCAGCCTCACCTACGGCACCAGACCCAGCCTGAATGGCAAGTTCAACTAGTGGCTTACCAACTCGTCCAGCAAGACCGCCACTTACGGCGTCGAGTGCAGCAACAATTGTAGCGGGAGCCTGAATTTCGCTTTTGACATCCATCATTAATTCTGGATTGGTCATAGCTGTTCGAAGCTGCTCAGCATTTGTTACATCAACACCACGCTCCTCGAGGGCGTCAAGAATGCGAGAAGACATCTCCGCATTAAGTGAGTTTTTCCCTGCCATGTAGGCGGTTGCTCCAGCTCCAGCGGTAGGAAGGCCGAGCGCTGTGGCGTACAATAGGTCCTCTGGTGTCATTGCGCCAGCTCCACCGGTCATCTGAGTTGCAGACGTAGTCAATACCTCAGTAAGGAATGTAACCGGGTTGGCCGCAAGCATATCAAAGAAGTCACCTGCTTCAGCACCAAGCTGCGATGACAAAAGTTTGGGCTGCTCGTTTTTCAGTTGCTGCTTGAGTTTTGCAACTCGCTCATAGTCAGGAACTTCATCAGCCATGTTGTTGCTAATCTGCGCACTCAGGGCTCCAACATTGTATGCGGTCTGAGTGTTGTCGGCAAACTTTTTTGCATCAGCCAATGCCTGGGCAGCGTTGGACTGCGGGTTTACAATCTTGTTAAATACGGCGCCAGTGATGCCTACAACATTGCTTATCTTTTGCTTGGTAGCCTCATCAATCGTAACGTCAACATTTCCAACAATATCAGACAGACTCGCCATGTCGTACATGGGAGCATCTTGTGAAGCCTTAAATTCTGTAGGCCCCCACTGAACAGTGGCCTGTTGTCCCGTAGGAGTAGTTACCTTAACGCCTGCGGACTTTGGCAACTCCGAAGAACCAGTCTCCATAGGCTGCTCCATAGCGGCCTCTTGAGAAGTAGAAACTGAAGGTTCTTTTTTTTTTAAACCAGTCGCTGCATACTTTGTATCGAACTCTTCGCGCCCCCTAGTGTATAGACCTTCACGAGTTACAACATCAAATACCTTGTCGCGGTATGCGGGGTCTTGGTACTGATTTACAAAATCGTCATACGACTTGGTATAGAAACCTTTAGATACGATTGCATCGTATAGCTTCTTAAGCTCTTCGTTCATAGAGCAAATTTAATGAATTAATCTAGAATGCCTGCGCCAGAGTTTGCGCCACCGCCATTGGTCGCCAAGAACGATTGAAGCGCCTTAAGCCCAGCGGCTCCGTCGTCTCTTTTTGTAGATATCTCAATAGACTTTCCGTTCGGAGCAGTAACTGTTACATTGTTACCAAATCCACTTTCTTCTGCCACAAATCCAGACGGCAACTGAGCCTGTATGACAGGCACAGCATCTTCTTCTTTCATGGTGAATGTCTCGGCTCCAATCTTATCAGCGATAGACTTGGCCTTGGCCTCCGGCGAAAGCTCTTGTCCTCTGGTAAACGTAGCCTCTCCAAAGCGTGTAGGACGACCGAAGTAGTCGCTTTCACGATAGTCAACAAACGCCTGCTGCGGCTCGATATTTAACAAGAAACCACCAGAACGGCTGACAAACTGCTCGAATCCAGACGATGCGCCTGCCGCAGTTTTTGGTATGGGAAGTCGCTCAATCTTACCATCATTAAACGTGATGATGAGGTTGTCCGGCTGGCGGTCTATCTTCATGATATTAGGATTGGCCGCACGAATGGCATCAACAGCGACCTGTGCCTCTGCATCACCAACGTAAACCTTACGCAGAAGCTCAATGTTCTCTGCGTTCTTTCTCTTGCGCTCACCAATTCCAAAGTTGAACTGGCGGTCTGGAGCGTACACTGGCATCGGTGTCTCGACCTTGTCAAGCTGAACACGAATCTGAGCACGCAGAGCCTCTTCAGCTTTCTTGCGCTGCTCGGCAGTAAGCTCAGGCATAAGCAGTCCCATGCCATCCTCCTTGAGGAGAATCGTATTCGGGGTGCTTGACGCAACAGCGGGGTCCTGAGTAAACTGGTATCCACCAACGTAGTCTGACAATACACTTGCGGCATTACGTGGTGATGCCATCATAGAGTTGATGATGTCTCCCTCCGCCTTCTTGTACTGCGGGTTCTGCATCACGTCCTTTAGCGTGAGCACGTTGCCACGGCGCATGGACTTAACCACGTCGCCAAGCACGCCAACCTTCTTACTTGTCTCGCCAATAACGTCGAACTTATTAATCTGGTCCTTGCGACGAGCGTACAGTTTGTTGACGCTTAGTAGGTCGGACTGGTTTCTGTTAATCGTTCCGTCAGCATTACGCTTGGCAATGTAGACACGGCCATCTGCCGGGTTAACGTAGATGCCCTTGTCTTCTGTGGTACGGAACGCATCGTACATCTCGTTCTGAAATATCTCCTGTGCCGCAGACTCTCCGTTTTGCAGGCGCTTCATGGCGTTCTCATAGTCCTCAGCAAACGCCTTAGACGCATCACCAAGCTGGGTAACGCCATCCATAAGCACCTGCTTCTTCTTCATGTACTCCGCTGGGTTGAGGCGTCCGGCCTTCATCTCCTTATTGAGCATGAGTAGGTACTGACGCATGTCGTTGGCGCCGTCCATGTAGAACTCACTGACCAGCTTAGGCTGGTTGGCGGTGAGCTCATTGATGGTAGTGACAGCCTCGTTGGTAACACGGTCAAGCTCATCTCTTTGCTCTTGACGATTAACACGAATCTTGTCAAGGTCTTGAGATATCTGCGAACCAATCGCACCCCAGTCGACAAACGCCTGCTGGTCCTTCTCTACATATCCTAAATAACTCTTAGCCATTATCGCGCTCCTAGCAGTGGTACTTGACCGAGATTAAATAAATCCAACTCGTCTTGAGTAGCGCCTAATTGGGCTCCAAATCCAGACAATTGATTATCAATCTGATACTGATTCAGTGAGCCGCCTCTACCGAGTAGGTCTCTACGTATAGCTCGCCCCGAGTTTGGGTTGGCACCAAAGCCATACAGCGGAAGTGATTCAAACACCCCGCCAACTGCAGACCCAAGCCCACTGATACCAGCGGACAGCGCAGCACCACGCTGCTCTGCCGCCTGTGCTTCGGCGAGCTGAGCGCCCTGTGCTTCCATGACGTCCAACTGCGAAAGCGCGCCAAGCCGTCTTGCCTCGTCCTGAGCTACTGTCATGTCTCTTGCGTAGATGCGGTCAGCCATTGATTCTCTCTGCTGCTCCGTAGCCTGTAGTCCAGCGGCCCCGATACGACCTACGCTTGCTGCAAGCTCACGAGCGCCAGACTCTCTGGCGGCCTCGGTCAACTGCATAGACTGTGCGGTGATTTCACGCATAGCGTTTTGGTATGCCTCGGTCGGTACCTGAACCTCCTCGAGGGGGGCCTGCATAAGTTTAGCTCTAGCGTCAGCAACAGCCTTAGCTGCAGCCTGTTCTGCTTCGTCCATGGCCTTCTTCTGCATGGCGGCAGTAGCGAAGCTACCAACCGAGCCAAGCACCTGAGGCAACACCTTGGTGCCTAGAGCAAGAAGGAACTGTGGGGGAATGGGAATCATATTGTTACAAAGATAGTTTAAGGATACGACTTAAATACGCTACTTTCAACGTGGAACAATTCCACGGGGCTAGTGCTGTTATTCGAAAGCGTGAACTCACAGTAGTAGCCAAGCACTCCGTGCGACTCTGCCTGCTGGTTCTTGACGTAAAAGATAAAAAGGCCAGCTGACGGCAGCGGTCCTGCGGTAGCGTTGACCGTGATAACGTTGTCTTCCACCAGCGTGACGGCACCCACAAGCAGAGGCTGTGGCGCAGAGTTGAAGTATATGGCATCACCAATGCTGATAATGCTACCGACTCCGTCCGCAAACTCAAGCTCGTACAGCGTACCACTCACGTTGGTGATACTCACAAGGTTACCAATGCCATTGGCAGAGCGCATCTTGAAATTGTCGGGAGCCGTGTTGGCCCTAATGAATGCAAACCAGCTGCCCTCCTTGTCCTCGAACCAGTCCTCTTGAATGAGGCCAGTCTGAAGGTCGCTCACAAGCGTAGCTGACCATGCAGCATCTGACTCAATCGACAATGTCTTAAACACCTTTACCTCCGTGGGAGAGGCGTTAAGTACTGATGTGATAGAGCACGGGTAGTTTACGCCATAGTACTGGCCAATACTACCCGTATTGTGTCTGTATAAATTGCCTCCGCTAAATGAATAGAAGTAGTTATTCATGCCGCGCATGTAGTCGGGCACAAACGAGTAAAAGGTTGGAAATCCCTTTACGTCCTCATCATATGCTATGGTGTAATTACTCATGGACAGTTTATTTGCAGTTCAAAGTTACCGCCACCAGATATTGGTATTACCTCGACCATCACTCTATTCGGGAACGCAGTTGTTTTGTTGACGTTTAAGAAGCCCGAGCTGGTCACTGGACCGCTAGACACCTGAACGCCATTGAACGTCGCTCTGAAGTTAATAGAACCAGCGATAAGTCCTATTGTATATGCCAACTGGATAATACCAGTCTGCATTCCAGCGTCAATGTAGAATACTTTTGGTTCAGTCGTTACGCTTGAGTCAATAAACGTACCGCATGAAACCACAATTTCAGGAGATTCAACCTCGTCGTCCTTAATAGCCAATATATACTGGTCCATGAATGGGTCATATGCACCAAGCTTCTGCTTGTCCGCGGTCTCAATGAATCTATCGCGGAACCATGATGCCATACCATATTCAGATATAACTTCCATCTGGTCGTTGCTGTAACTCGAACCAGTAATCTTAAGGACCGCACCACGCTTGGCGTCAGTGAAGTACTTGTCATATCCATATGAGGCAAAGCTCTCCGGGTTCAGTCCAATTCCATAGTCCTCAAGGCGAGCAATCTGCGTTCCGAGTACCTCAGGAACTGAAGTGATAGAGCCACCAGCTGCAGCGTCAGACAGCAAATTCTTACCGGCCAGCACATAGGATATTTTGTCCTCTTGCAGCGTTAGTACATCCGTTTGTCGGCCAAACAATACTTGTATCGAGCCAAAAATTTGTTCGATGTCCTTATAGTTTGCTAAGGCCAAATTAAACTCATTGAGTTTGTTAATGTTACTCTGCTCCCTATAAACACCACTGTACGTTATAGACGCGAATCTTCTAGCCTCTTTGTAATCTTCATTAGCCACTGCGCTAAATCTGTTTCCAATCACCAGCGAGCGAGATGTGATTCCATCATTAACCCTGTATCCCTCAACACCATTACCAAAGCAGAAGCAGTTGTAGAAGTTGAGGTTTACTATCGCTGGCTGCAGCGAAGTTTGGTTTTGAACATTGCCAAAGTGGTATCCATTGACAATCTGAAAACTCTGTGAGCCTTCATAATAAATGCCATCATTGACCTCATCTGGTTGAGTCTCAAATACAACAAAATTGTTTTGAGTTCCTGACACCGAGAAGTTATTTGCACTAACCCTCATGTACAGTCCAGCTGTTGCGCTACCTATAAATCCAGCGGCTTGAGATTGAATATCAAGAACGTCAACCTGAATCAAAGTAGATAGTGCAGATACTGTATCAGCTTTAACCACTAGCCGACTTCCAACCTGAGGAATCAATTGATTTTGTCCCTCGAGCTTAAACCAATAGTCTCCATTTAAGGATACATTCGTGTAGAATTCACTACTATAGATAATGTTATATGCCCCCTTTGATGGCTTTACCACAAATTTGTATCTGCTAGCCCAGCTTGGCGCTATACTATTTATAGTAGTCTTTATGTAGTTGCGCGTGTCTGACGCGCCAGCATCAAAGAACGTAGAGTTTGTTTCGCAAATGAGTGCAGTAGTATTTCTACCAAAGTCATCCATGTACACAATTCCAACTTCATACCCCCTATTGCTGTGCAAGCTGTTCTTGTATCCATCAGCCTGAATATACTCAACAACAACAGAGTCAATGCTATAGTATTGAACGATGTATCTAGTATATGGCTCGGTATCGTTACTGCGAACAAACTGAACCGCCGGGAACTGAAGCGATATGATGTCACTACCAACTGTTGACTCACTAAGTATGGGTGTTCCAGTGGCAGCCACCCCATACTCGTACTTCACCCATTGTCCAGATGGAGATGGGCCTGTATCTATTGGAGTAGGGAATGCGCAAACAAACATGTCTGTCCACGTAGAGCCATTGCACACATTGTTTGCCGGCTGTATGTTGAGTGCCGTTCCTATCGTGTTTTGGAAGTGTGCAGAATTCCAAAAGTCGTAAGCCGTTGCGTAGTTGGCATCGGCTGCAACACTAAGTCTTAGGTTTTGGAAGTTTGGCGGCAAAAGAGTTACCGACGTGCCTACTGTTTTTGTTGATGATATATCAAAGTTGAAGTTCATAGTAAGAACATCACCCTCGCTTATCTGAACATCAGCAAAATCAAGATTTATTACCGACGTGGGGCTTAAAATAGGTGTCTCGAAGTATGGTTCAAGCAGCGTAGACGTAGTCGTATCTGCAACTTGGTCCTGCGCTAACGGCTCGCTGACTGCTTCAGTCAAGTAATCAATCAATATGGGTTGATTAGTACTAGACGTGATGTCATAACCGTCAACATAGTTGCCGAACATAATTCGGTTACCCATCAATGTTTGAGCCTTAGCCTTTCTCGGTACATTATCATACACACGCAATAACTCACTCTCGGGTAGCGTGGTGTATATTTTGTTTGACGAGAACTTAACCGATACATCAATGTAATCAGTCCACCCTTGCTCATATTTATCAAACTTCTCAATTACGTTTATTACGTTTGAGTCGTTTAATTTGAAGCACAAGTCAATGCCAGCGACGTTATTACTGCCCGTATTGAACGATACGTCTACAGCATTGAATACGCTGGTCATTCCACTATTAGTGAACGTGTTCTCATTTAGTTGAAACTCACTCGGTATAAATGCTGCATTTGAGAATTGAGACAACGCGCTGTATTCTCCGTCAAGGTACTTATATCTGTACGCAAAACATACAAATCTTGTGTCAATATAATTTTCAAACCCTGACGCATTAGTAAGCAAAGTCGTCGGAGCCGACACCGGCGGAGCTTGAATCAACGCAATATCTGCTTCGGTAATAGCATCGTTTCCAAGCAGCGGAACCGGGTATGAACGGTTTACGTTTATTTTTCTCGGCTGATTGTAGTTATCGGTCCAGATAAGTAGGTCGTCAATAATGTTGACACCCGTAATTAGGTACTGAGGATTGAAGTTCAGAACACTTAATGATATCACGTGATATGTGAGTGCTTCAATCTTTTCGTTGTATGATACAATCATATCCACTCCATTTGCCGGAGCGTGTACAAACCAATACATTATACCCTTTGGCTCGTTGGCTATGGCACCAATGCATACAGCATCAGCAAGAGTTTCGCCATCATATTCAAGCGTAGTCAGCTGAGTATTGCCCTGCACATTATGAACAGCGCCAACATTAGTGCCCTCTACTGAAGACACCTCAATGTTCAGTGCGTTCCGGTATTCTCCCGGAGGCATAAGTCTCTCGTCGAGACTCTTATTCATTCGACCCCTGAGGAAGTTGTTCTGTATATTCATATTACTTCAGCCACTTATCCTGACCGCGCAAGTTCATAAGCAGGCGACCTGGGTGCATGTTGCTAATACGGATTCTTGCGTTGCGCAGCAGCGCGGTCTTCTCTTTTCTTGCGCGGTTGACGATGTATTCCTGAACGCCAATCTTAGACGACAGGATGGCATAGCGGATGTATGCGTATACGTAGTCCTCGAACAGCTTGTTCACGGTGATTAGCGATGCGTCTCCGCCCTCCATGCCATCTGCCACGTACTCTAGGATACAAAGTTTATCCATCATCTCAGAGCTGAAGTTAATAACTCCAGTCTTCTTGTCGATACGGAACGTAGGATTGCGGTTAGCCGTCTCGGTGTTTAATCCAAATCGAGCGCCAATGCTGTACTCAAAGTACCACGTGCCGTCGTAGTTCCATCCTTCCTGCCCATTGAACTGGCTTCCAGGGTTCATGTAGATACTCTTCTGCATACCGGTGATGCGGTCGTAGTCAAGGTCTGAGTATTGTGGTCTCAGAATGTTTCCGTTCTGGTCAAACAAAATTCTACCTGAGTTGTCCTGCAAATAAGCCTCAGCACTATTTACCTGAATGTTCTCAGTCAACGGGAATATGTATCCGTCGTTGTACATTGAGATGCGCACCCAGTTAACATAATCACTCGGAAGCACGAAGCGAAGCTGACTATCGACGCTAAGCTCTAGCACCTTAATCTCCTTAAATGCGTCGTAGTTCAGCTCCTGTATGGCACGCTTAGCGTGGAACAGTACCTGATACCGATTAGCGTTGTTGACGAGCTCGTGGTTGCCTGCGTAAATCAACATGAAATTGTTGACGATGTCCGCAAGGCTAACGTACTGATACGAGCCCCAGTTGACGTTCTCTGGCGTATTGCCATTGTTCGTATAGTATTGAAACTGAGTTATGTATGCCATGTCTATTATTCGCTTGCGTCTTCTTTTTGTTCTTCTCTGTCGCTGAATGTGTAGACGTCGCCCTCACGGACTGAGATGCCAGCGTACTGCAAGATAAGGTTAACGAGTTCCGGCTCGTCGGAGAGCGGCAACTCAAAGTCTTGATAGTCGAGGGCCGACTGGTTGAACAGTGGCTCTCCACCAGACAGCGACACGTACGTCCACTTCGGGTCACGTGGCATTCTGATGTAGTATGCTGACACGTCGTTTGCGCCAGTGATGGTGGTCGGGTAGATGTCGATGTCCTCGCCACGCTGCACGTACAGCGGGAACGCTGACGTTGGCGACATCAAGGTAGACGACATGTAGCGCAGCTTGCTCTCTGCGATGGGCTCAATCTCAGTGCCAGTCACATTGTACTGGATGACGTCAAGCATGTAGTAGTCGGCCGGCAGCGTGTACTTATTGGCTGCGACCTGCGTTAGTGTAGCGGACGTAGAGAACGTGGAGATTACCTCCTCGTACTGCTTGCTAATGTGCGCAAGCCCAGTGCCCGACACGCGGCCATTCTCCTTGTTTATCTGATTGTTATACTTCTGGAAGTACTTCTCAAATAGGTCCAGCTGCGCCTGCTTTGCGAACAAATTAAAGTCCGAAGGCGATATGTAGCCGTAGTTGTTTTTATTTATTACCGCTAGTACAGTATTTCGTACTGAGTTTATCATGCGTGAACATTTTCACAAAGATAAAGTAAAAAAAAGAGGCCCCCATTTCTGGAGACCTCCAACATAAAGGAAGGGTAAATTACTCTCCCGGCAAGTTACGCTCCAACAGTTTGTACGTTTCGATGCCCTCATCACTCTGAAGGTATGACGTCACGATAAACGTTGGGTTCTCTCCGTAAGGCACCGTGAGCATCTTGCTCTTGTTGCCAGGCAGGTTGAAGTAAATGTCGCGAGCGTTGTTTCTTGTGCGCAACAGACCCTCGTCAAAGAACTTAGCAACAGTAGACTGCAGCTTCAGCATTGGGTCGGCCAGCATCTCAAGGAAGCCAATCGGGTTCTTCTTGGCGTACACAAGCACATCACGCTTGAGCTCTGCGCTGGTCATCTTGTCAACCTTAGCGCCAAGCATTACGCGGGCTACGGTCTCAAGCATGTCGATGTCAAGCTCACGTGCCTTGACGAGTGCCTCGACTTCAGCGTTAAGCTTCTCGACTTCTTCCATCGCGTCCTTCTCTGGGTTCAGCTCAACGAAGATGCTGCCGTGTCCGGGGTGGATAGACATAAAGTGCTGAAGCACTGGGTTGGTTTTGGGCACAAACAAGAAGCCATCCTCAAAGATGATGGGCTCAAGGATAGCGTTACCATCCTGCTCATCCTCAAAAGGAGAGCGCTGGTTGCGCGCATAACGAAGTGCTCTGTTGGTTTTCCCGTCGAAGTAAAGCAACGGCTTGCGTCGCGAGTTACGGGATGCGAGCATAAAGCTCAGGGGGGCGTGGTTCCGACGGAGGACGTAAGTTTTATCCTCGGTCGCTACAAACTCTGTAGACATATTAGATACGATTTGAAGTTAAAAGAAAAAAAGAAGGGAGGGGTTGCCCCCTCCCCTCAGGGGATTAGTCTTCGAAGATGAAGAAGTTGTTGGCACCCAGGGTGCAAACGGCACGCTCAGACAAGAAGTGAACTTCCATAGCGTCGAGGCTAGACGTAGCAGCACCACCGGCAGAACCAGTAACCCAAGTCTTGTAACGACGGTCCTCTGTTTCAGAAGCGCGGTAGCGAACGTGCAAGAACGGACGCTTGGCATTCTTACCAAGGATTTGGTCGTATACAGTCGTAGAACCAGCAGGAACCAACATACCGTTGATTTTACCAGCAACGATTCCGCCACGCATGGTGGGGTCGTTCAAGTATTTCCAGTCGGTCTTGTAGAAGTCGTATCCACGGCGGAAGCCAGTGAAGCCGAGGTTCAAAGCCATGTCCTTGTCGTTGTCGAACAGACCGTATGAAGTACCACCAGCGCCGTAGCTGTTCTGGGCGGCAAGCATATCGTCGATGTCGAATCCGAACTGACGGTTCAAGAAGATAACGTTCTCCTGGATAGCTCCCTGCTTGTCAAGACGCTCGATGATGTCATCGAATTCGCCAAGAGTCGTGGGGTTACCGCCAGCCCATACGTTACCACGCTGTCCTACAACGTAGAAGATACCCTCAGAGCCCTTGTTACCAACGGCGCCGGTAGCAGCAACTGCACCAGAGTTAGCTTCAGCAGGAACTGCTTCAACCATTGCGGTCTCAAGGTAGTCTTCGAAGCGGAGACGAGTCTCGTGCTCAGACTTCAAGTACCACAGGTATCCGCTAGCACCATTCTCGGTAGTAACCTCAATCCAGCCAATCTGAGCCATGTCAGAACCGCTAACTGCGTACTTGTCCTTGATGATGATGGGGCTGTTCTCGAAGATTTCGTCGTCAGCCTCAAGGCTTTCCAACATTCCCTCGGTACCCTTCTTGAACTCAGAACCGTAGATGAACATGCTACATACGGCGGCAGCAGCGAAGGTCTGGCCTCCAGCCTCGTAGAAAGCAACGTCAAGCGTACCGGCAGTGTAGTTAACTGCAGTTACGATGGCCTTGTTGAAGTTAGAAGAACCAGCGGTGTTCTGAGAAATCATGATGGTCTGTCCTACGCGTACAGCGATGCCACCTGAACCTGGAACGAGCGTGTCGTTAACAGTAAGGGTAGCGGTGTCAGAACCAGCTGCAGCAGCTGAAGTGACGTTCGTGTACTTGGTGTGCAGACGGCCCTGCTCTGCCCACTTGATGAGGTCAGAGTTAGAAGGCATCTCGGCACCTACCATGCGCAAGAAAGAAGCTACAGAACGGTTTCCGTAGCGCTCGAACTCCTTCTCGTACGTATCGGGAAGATACTGATTCAAGAAGTCGAAGTTCGTGATGTAGTTAGTGCTAAGCGCTACGCGCTCTGCACTGGGTTGTAAATCGAAGCCGGGTACGGCTTGAACTGAACCTGCCATTGTTGAAAGGTTTTAATGGGTTTATTTTTTGCTTCTTATTCTGAGACCAGAACCGGAGTCCTGGTTCACAGCAGCCACCTTTACTCCACCCTTTCCTACTTGCTGAGGAGCCTGTCGCATATCCATATTGATATTCTTAGACTTCCTCGACAAGTCGTCCACGGCGTCAGCCATGCCTTGTTCGTAGAAGAACTTAGCAAAGCGTTCGGAGTTCATGGCGACAGCCAGTGCTTTGTGATACCCTTTGGCGTCCTCAAGCAGACCGTCTTTACCAACGTACTTACCAATGAAGTTCGTGATGTCTGACTGTGTCTTCTTGATTTCCGCAGCTTCAGCCGGAGTAAAGACGAGAGACTTATCACCAACGTTGAATTCAAAACCTTTGAATTCGTTGGAGAAGACCTCGTCAGTCTTCTTTTGAAACCACTCATACCGTTTCTGGTTTTCGTCCTGGGCGGTCTTGGCACTAGCGAGATACTCTTGGTAAGAGCGTAATGCTTCTTGGTCAACTCCAGAAGAAGGCACGCCACTTGACTCAAGCGGTGCCTTATATTTCTCTCGTTGCTCCTCGAAGTATTTCTTCGCCTTCGCGAGTTCCTTTTTCTTGGCGAGCTTTCTACGCTTAACTTCAGACTCCTCGTCCAGGTCTTCATCGTAACCAAACTGCTCACGCAGCAGGAAGTTGATGTCGTCCTGGTCCAAGTCCTCCTGCGTCTCTGCATAGTACTCAACCAAAAGCTTGTCTGGGTCTTTGTCATCAAAGCTCTCGTTTACTTTCAAGAAGTCTTTGATTCCACGACCCGTTTCTTTTTTGTACTTCAGGTAAGCGGCAACGTCCTCGGGAAGTTGCTCAGACTGTTCGCGCTCCTTGACTAAATCGTCAAAGGAGCTAATCTCCTTGCCGAACCTTTTTCCAATATATGAAAGAACCTCTTCCTCTTTTAGCTCAGGGATTTCTCCACCGCCCTGTGCTCCGGTGTCTTGGAGTGACGTGTCCGTCGCCCCGCTCTGCTCTTGCAGCTGCTGTTCGTGCTTCTCGAGAAGCTCCTTTTCAATCTCTTGAACGGACTTCGACTCAACAGCTGCTACTTCTTTTACTGTAAATTCCATAGATTTGAGTTTGTTACAAAGTTATAATAAAAAAGAAAATGTGTTTGAACACATTATCTCGGCTCGAACTCGGCGAAGTCAAAGCCATCCAGTGAGTCTTCGTTAGACTCAAAGCTTATCGACGGAAGGTTCTTCTGACGCTGCTCGATGAGCTTGGACTGCTGAGTGTTTTGGCGGTCAATGCGCTTGGCCTTCTCGTCCTCCTTCATCTTCTCGCGACCCTTAAGTCCCTCTACCTCAATGCCTTTGATTCGCATCTGGTACATAAACTCCTCAGCCATCAGCTCCTTCTTGAGCATAGCCTCAGCCTTAGCTCGCTCGATGTCGAACGCCACCTGCGCCTGCTTGACCTGCATCTCGGCCTGGGCCTCGAGCTGAATCTTTTGGGCTGCAGTCTGCGCTGCCATCTGCTGTGACTGCATGTTGAGCTGCGCCTGCATCTGCTGCTGCTGCATCTGAGCCATCTGCATCTGGTCGAAGTTCTTCTTACGCTTCACCTTGAGCAGCTGGTTAGCCATCTTGATGTTCTTAATCTCACGCACGTCAATGGCATCCTCTAGGTTGATGTCGCCCTTCGACAACGCCATCTGGATGTTGGCCTCAAGCTGAGCACGCTCCTCCAGGTCTGGAGCCACGTCGATGAAGATGCCGAAGTCGTGCAGGTACAGGTGCTTGATTTCGTCAAGCAGTCTCACGTTGTACTTGCCAATCTGCATGGCGAACTCGTCACGGAAGTCAGCGTACTCAAGGATGTCCGACACGCGGCAAGACAGCGCCTCAGCCAGCGTACGGGTCAAGAACAGAACTCCGTCAAGGATGTGACGGGTCGCCGTGTTTGAGTTAAGGGCAGCCAGCTTCTGAACGCCAACAAGTGCGTTGGGGTCAGGCGTAGATGCGTCACGCGCTTCGTTGAGGCCAGTCACCGTGCGAAGCATGTCCATGTAGTGGTTGTAGTTCCCAATCAGTGCAGCCATCTTAGACTGTCCTGAGTTGGACGTCAGCTGCTGGATGGGTACTCGGGCGTTGTTGAACTCACCGTCGCCGGTGTAGCTGCGGCCTACGACACTACCGGTCTGGAAGTACAGACGCAGTGCGTCCTCTGGGTTGTATGCTGCGCCAGTACCGAGGTCGACCTCGTTGAGGCCATCGGCGTCAATGAACACACCGTCTGGCACCACGCGGGCAATAACCTGCTGGAGCTTGAGGTGCGTAATCTGGATGAGGTCAGCGAAAGGTACCATGCGGCGCACCAGCGACTCGATGTTACCCTTGTACATGCGAGGAGCTACGGCAATGTAGTTCGGCATGGCGTTCTGTGAAGACGACTTAGGACGAACCATGTTCTCCATCATCTGCCACTTAAGGACGATGTTGGTTCCCATGACCATTACGCCCTCGTACCATACGTCGATGGTCTTCTCAATCTTCTCGAAGCCAGCCTCCTGCATCATCTCAACAGGCGGGTTGAACGTGTCGTCCTTCTCGATAACACGAGCGCCACCGTTCTCCGTAATCTTCTTCTTGTATACGAACTTCTTCGTGGTCTTGTAGTTGAAGTACATCACCGTAGCCGTGTCGCGGTAGAACATATCGTTCTCGTAGAACTGACCTACGTTGTAGTAATTGTACCAACTTTGTGAGTACTTCGAAATCTCCTCCAGCTGGTCCTTAGTCAGCGTGGGGTCAATCTTCAAGAGCTCATTGATGGGCACGGTCTTGACCTCGCCCCAGTAGAAGCAGTCCTTAAAGTATGGGTCTTCCGTGTAGCTGTACACCACGTTGGCTGGGTCTACGTACGAAATCTGTACGCCAGCTCCGGGCAGGAACTCGTGCTTCACAATACCAATACCCACCGTGGTGATGTCGTACTCTACACGCTTACGCGTGTCTTGGAAGTGGTTCTCAGCGAGGATGGTATTAATTGCCTCTTCTTCCGCAATTTCTATAGCGGGCTTGTACTTGAGCTGCATGTGCAGGTTCAACTCCTCGTCGTCCTCCGGCAGCTCGTTGGGGTTGACGACGAACGGGTCGATGCCAAAGTTCTCCGACATCTTCGTCAGCACATCCTTAGCGACCATATCGCCCTCAATCATGTCCTGGTACTGGTTGCGCTTCTCGGCAGACATCGCGTCCTGCGCGTAGGCACGGACACTAAAGAGCCGGTCGTTCATCCCGTTAACAACAATATCAACAAACTTAGGGATGATGGGAACCGGCGTCCAGTCAAGGTTAAGGTAGCTAAGGTCTCCGTCAATGGCGAGCTCGCTCTTGTATTTGGCGACCGACTGCTCGCCTCTCGCGTAGAGTCTAAGTCGATTGAAGTCACGCCACTGGTCATAATACCTGGACGTTCCGTCCTTGCGGAACCACTCGGCTTGTATTCCCTGACCAACTTTTAGGCCATACTCCTTGCTTGCCTTCTCGGCTTCGGTTGCAAACTGGTTTGGAAAGCCAGCCGATAAAATGTTTAGTTGGACCTCATCCATGTTAAATATGCTTCCAGGTTTGTCTAGCGAGTATACCCTTTACTGTTGATTTAGAAACATTAAACATGTCTGCAATCTTGCTCGAAGATACGCCCGTTTCATCTTTAACACTTCTAATCTTAAGTACTTCGCTTTCAGTTAGTTTTGAACTTTTGTTTTTACTTCCGCGACTAGCAATAGATGTAATCATCTTTGCTTCCTCGCTCCTTTTCTTCCCATACATTGGGTTGTTATCTCCAGACACAGCCATCGAGATTAGTTCTCTAGTTACTTCAGACACCACCTTACCAGAATGAGATTCAGATATCCTTGACTTATGCCATTCGGAAATCTTCTTCCCTCTGTTTGGCATGCCCATCTTCTCTCTCGACTCACTACTGTGAACAAGTCCCTTGCATCCGTCTCCTCCGTTCGTGATGTTTACAAGCGTACCCGTGCCATCTACTTCCTTGCCATAAATAGATATGAACTCAATCTCCTTGGCTTTTGCCGACTCATAGGTGATGTCGTCCATCATGATGTCCACACGATACTCAGTCTTTCCGACTATGTTTTTCCAAAACTTATTCCTGTTCCTAACGCTATTTGCTCTTGCATACGTGGCATCACTGCCAATCCCTACATAGAAGGGGCAGTTGTTGTCAAGTCTTATGTGCCTGTATACGTAAGCCATTATTTGTTTAGGAGCTCACTATTAAAGCCCTTGTTGTTATATTTAGCAAATTTAATGCTTATTTTAGTTTGCTTTTTCTCAGGCTGATACAAGTGTTTTTGATTAGCCATGATAGCCAGCCCCGAACTGATGGTGGCGTCAAACTTCGTACGGTTGTTGATATCGAATCGAGCCCAGTCCTCCAGTGTTCTGTTGAACCACATGGCGCCAATCTCATCTGAGTCTCTGTACGTACCCTCCACATCAAACCCTACGTACTTCTCAATATACGACTCGATTGCGGTAGCGTGTGCTTGCTTAACTTCTTCGCTTGAGTTCGGGATACCACCCAACTCTCTCTCTGTCTTAGATAGGTTCGCAGACGGCTTATCCGGCCTGTTCATACTGAACGCACGGTAGCCTCTGTTCTTGAAGTGGTACAGCAGGCGTGGCTTGTTGTTCTCCGCCAGCACCGGCATGCCATAGAACACGCACGCCATCAGCACGTCCTCGAAGAATATCTCAGCCGTCTGTGGGCGGGCGACGTACTCAAGGAAGAACTCGTTGACGGGTGCGTCGTCCATGTGGAACTTCGTCATCCCATGTAGGGAGCCATTAGAGCCGCCACCACCGACGACTCCAGATATGTCGTATGGGTCGCAGCCAAACGAACCCATGTGCTCATTGCCTGGATAGAATAAACCATTTCTTTTTATTACGTTATTTTGCAGTCTTGCAGGCGGCGTCCACGATACGCGGAACCTGCCACGCTGGTCTGGCACCCACACCACCGTACTGTCCTTGACGCCATCGCGCCAGTGGAACGCACCCGTAGTCATGAAGTGCTCCTTAATCATAGAGTCGTTGTAGTCAATCTGCTGGTATATCTTCGTCAGATTGAACAGCGCAGACTTACTCTCGTCACGGAACGCATGCGACTCGGTGCGTGGGAACTGGCGGTAGAATTCGTTCAGCGCGTCGGGGTCCGACTTGAGTGACGCCACCTCGTTCTCCCAGTACTCAATAGCACCAATCTTAATGAGATTGCCATCGATACCAACCACTGGCTTCTCAGGCGTGTACAGCACGGGCATGCCGTACTTGTCGATGTATCCCTCGAAGTTCCACTCCATCGGGATAAACAGCGAGTAAAGGCCACTCTTGGTCTGCCCGTTTGAACTCCTGTTTGTAACGTCGGAGTCATAGTACAGCTTTTTATAATTAGCGCCACCCTTGTCCAGTGCGTTGGACGTTGAGCCCATCATGCACTTGCCGATAATCTTAGAGCCCAACCGAAGACATGTCTTAGTTACTCTCCAGTTATTCAGGATGTTATCTGGCTTTAACCATTTGGCAGATTCATCTTGAGCCAAAAATAAAAGCTTCTCGCCGTCATAACTATTGTCTCCGGTGTTTCTCCAGTCGATGGTGGTGTTAAGACCATCCACGTCGTCCGTCTCGGTGTTGGACATGTTCTTCTTAGTAATCTTAGAGGCCGGTACGCGGTAGGCAAGCTCGGTCTTTGGCTTGTCCATTCCGTCCATAATTGGCCTTAAGAAAAACGGCAGGTTGCTGTTGATGGGCACGACCTTGTCGGTGAACATCTTTTTGGCGTCAGCACCCGTCTTGGACAGGATGCCAACCCTTGCGTCTTTTGCAACAGTTGCTATATTTACAGCCTCAGACGAAGCCATAAAAGAAAATCCAGAGCGACGAATCTTTAGGTAGCATATTCCAAAAGACCTCACGTCGGCCTTTGCGGCCTCCCAAAATATAAAAAGTATTCTATTTGCTTCTCGGAAGTCAGGCAGGCCCACGTCAATCTTAGACCACTGCAGGTACATGTAATGCGAGCCAGTGATGTAGGTGGGCATGCCGCCGTTCATAAACCAGAAGCCCTCGTCGCGCCTGTCGAACTCCGTCTCGATGTAGTCTACCCACTTGTTCTTGAATTCGTTAGACATCTCGTGCCACTGAAAGATGGACTTGATTCTGCCCAGCTCCTTTGGGTACTCGAACGGCTCCCAGTACTGGTCCTCTATCTTGCGGCTTCGTGCGTGTACCTTAGCAGGCTCGTCTGGCAGCGCCACGATTAGGTTCGATATCTTGTATATCTCACCAATGGTGCCGTCCTTGGAGATGATGACCATGTCGTACTTGTCGTCATAGCCGTACTTCCAAGACCTCGCCTTGTTCTTCGACTTACGCACGTGCTCTGGCACGTACTCGTCGAGTATGTGGTAGATGCTATTTTGCTCTTCGTTCTGCAAAGCCCTGCTTACTTGGTGCCTGAGTGTCCGCCGTGACGTTGCCCTCAAGCGCGTTCTTCTCTGCCTCTATCCTCGACATTATGTCAAACGCATCAAATATAGCAAGCTTCTTAGTGGCCGCCGCGTTCTTAAGGCGGTCTGCTGCCAGCTCATTCTCTGGGTCGTCGTGAACAATGATGCTCTCCTCCGCCACCTTAATGAGCTCTTCTACAGCACGTTGGCCTGCACGTATGATTCTATGTTTGATTTCAGTCGAGTCCATTACAGCAAGATACAAATGTTTTTGCTATTCATGCGGTACAGTCGCTCACCCTCTACGGTGAACTCGTACTCCGTACCTGGAGTGTACACCACCTCGTCGCCGACCTTTAGGCCAGCATCGACCATGTCGTCGGTGATGTACTTAATCGTACCTACCAGTGGCTCCTCAGTGCCGGGCTTGGTGATGTAGTAGTTGTCCTTCTTCTCGGCCGGCTTGAGGAAGCAGTACTTGCCAGTGGACTTCCATCCGCTGCCGTCGTTGTACATGAAGAACTGGTCTGGCTCAACGATGAAGAGGTCGTCACGCAGGAAGCTGAAGCTGCTGCGCTCACGACCCCTCATGTCGTTGTAGTACTTGAACACGTTGTGGTGAACCAATAGAGTATCTCCCGGCTTGATGTCGCCAGTGTATCCAGACGGAGTAGACACCACCTCCGCAAAGCGGTTTGATGCGGTGTGGTCCTCCTTGGATGAGCTGATTATGAATTCGATTCCGCCGTAGTCGCGTACGTTATCGTACCTGCGACCGCCCTGCGGTTTTACAATAAAGTAGAATGGAGAACGCATCAGCTACCGCACGAGTCACATCCTTCAGGGTTGTCAATACTGCACGTAGGGGCAACGGGGGCTTGTTCCAGCTCGTTGAGCCAGTTGTCGAACGAATCGCTCATGGTCTTAAAAATTGATGTTATACTCTACGGATACCGGCATGTTCACGAACTCCTTCCAAAGGAAGATTTCGCTCTCCGCCTCTACCCACACAAGGAAGTTCCCCGTGTCTTTGTCCCTCTGAATGAGGTGTATCTTGTACGAACCGCCGAGGACTTCTTGCTCGACGATGTAGTGCATGGCGCCAGACTTATAGTCAGCACCAATCGAGATTTTTCTGATTTCCATTTACGCTGAAAGATACGCAGGGATTACGTAATCTACTGAATTTATAGTGATAGTCAGCCACTGAGATGGGGTCGACAGAGCTTGACCTGCGTCGAGACCTATCACGTCAGTGATGGCTGCGGTTTGAGTAAGTAGTGGGTCAACAGCTCCACCAGTGGTAGCGATGAGGTCGGCAGATGGGGTGATGTTTGTCCATACACCACCGGCTCTTAGGATTACGTCTCCGTCAGCAACGCCAGTGAAGTTCACATCACTAGCGTCAGAGATTACGAATCCGCTGTCTGTTCTAACGGCAATCGTTCCGTTGTTGTCGGCGCTGATTACAAAGGCCATGGCCGACTTAATGTCTGGAGCGGTTGGCTCTACGTTGGTGAGGCCGCCGGCTACAGCTGGGTCGCACCATAGAACGTCACCCTCGGTGTACGTGCTGGTGTTTATTCCCTTGATTTTACCAAGAGACATCACGTATCCTTCTTCGGATACGTTAATGTCAGCGATTGCTATACCGATAATGTATCGAGACGGGATGCTTCCGTCTGCCAAGTACTTCTCTACTACAATCTTACCAGACGCACCGACGGTTCCGTACGCATATACAACCTGTCCCTTTGTGATTGCGCTGTTTGCTCTGACAAGCCATATATTGTCTTGCCCAACGTTCATCGTGTTGTTGTCAACAAGGCCGACCTCTAGCGTTCCACGCTCTTCGCTCCACACAATGTCACCCTTGCCGTCGATAGTACCTGGCGTTGATGAGTTAACAGTCAGAGTAATAGCCTCAATTGTTCCCGTTAGAACGATGTCTTCAGTGGCACTGTTGCCGTTGTCAAGTACTGACTGAAGGTCTTGCGTTTCAGTGATGGTTGCCCACTGAACAGAGCCAGCGCCTCCCTGGGAGACAAGAACCTGGCCGGCGGTACCTATCGAGCTGTTGGCCTCAATGGTACCAGTGATGCTGAGCTGTGAGTTTACGGTGAAGCCGTCAACCGTGATGTCTCCAGTTGAAACGATGTTCAACGACGTGGTGTTTCCGCTAGCAAGAACGGCTTGTAGGTTCTGCGTCTCAGCAAGAGTGAACCATTCTACGCCGGAACCAGTCGACTTAAGAATCTGTCCGTTGGTACCCTCCGACGCAGTTGAGTCGTAGAACAGGCCAGACACCTCTAGGTCATTGACTGTAAGTGAGCCAGTTACGTTGGCATTAGTTACGTTGGCCGTGGGGGCGGACAACAGCGTCGTGGCAGACACGTTGGTAGCAGCCACATTACCAACCAGCGTGATGTTTTGCGTGGCGCTGTTGCCGTTGTCGAGCACCGCCTGGAGGTTGGCAAGAGACAGGATGCCACCTACGGTGAAGTTCTTTGTAATGTTTACGTTCTCGGCGTCAGAGCCGATAATAAAGTCGTCCGTAGAAATAAGCCCGTCTACTGGGTATGTGCTAATCTTTGCCATCGTAGTACAAATTTAATACAAAAAGAAAAGCCCCTTTCGGGGCTAATGAAGTAATGGCTAATTACTTTATTCTACAACCTCTGCCTCTGGAGCAGGAGCAGGAGTGAACTCGCCGGTCTCAAGGTCGACGTTGCCGTCGCCGTACTCTGCCTGAATGGCTTCAGTGGCCTCCTTGATTTTAGCCTGCTGCTCTTCGTATGCCCTAATCAAGGCAGACTTACGAAGCTCAACGAGAGCGATTGCACCTAGTTCCATTTGGATAGCCTGAAGGTTCTTCTGGGCTTCCTTTACTGCGTCAAGCAGTTCTTGATTGACTTTCGCCATTTGAATTAAAGTTTGAGGTTATTGATTATTAAGCTACGGGAGCTGGAGGTACTGGTACTGGCTCTCCGATAACGAGGGTGATGCTGGTCGGATTGATTTGTGAAGCAATCTGATTGGCAACAGAGGTCTCGAGGTTAGCTACCTGCTCGGCACCCATTGCTGAAGTGCACCATCCGGTGGCAATCTCGTTGGTAAGTTGTTCGAATGGAACGAAGGTAGCTGGGTCGATGTCGTCAGCCGATACCATCTGCGTACCGATAACGGTAGCAGCGTAGGTGATTCCGTTAGCTTCTTCTGTTCCTGTCAGGCGCCAGTGGATGTTGTATACAACGTCATCCAGCTCTACGCCTTGCTCATCTTTAGTTGGGTAGCAGTCGACGGTGCGGCAGTCCCAAGTGTAGATAATGTTACTCATTTTGTGTACTAATTAGTGAGGCAAATATACGAATTATCCGCAAGGTCCGTATCCTTCGATGAAGCCATTGTCCATTACGTAGTATATAGCATTGCACTGGAAAGACTTCCACCAAAGATACTTACCGTCGAATGGCGTGGTAAGACCTTGGTCAGTATACAGGGTGTCACCAAGACCAGGACACCCGGTTCCAGACCACCACAGTTCAAATTCCCCACCATCAACGGAACAAGCCTCGGCAGAGTCTGACACACCTGGCTCTACCAAGTATACAGATGTTGCCGTCACTGGAGAGTATCCGTAGAACTCAGATATCGAATCTGGACTTGAGAACCCAGCGAGGCTAGACAACGACCGGAGAGAGCTGTTGGCCTGTGATTGGCCAAGCTCTACTCTGATGTCGTTGATGCTTAAAGGTCCGCTACTTGGAAGTGGTGCCATTACTTAAGTTTCTTTTCAAGCTCCTCAACACGAGCAGCGAGTTCCTTGTTTGCCTCAATCAATAGCGCAATCATCTTCTCGTAGCGTACTGATAGGTACCCGCTGTCGTTGGTTCGGATGGCCTCGGGAAGAACAGCCTGAACATCCTGAGCGATTACCCCCACGTCGTGGCCTTCGTATCCGTGAACGTGCTTGGTTTCCTCTTTCCAGTCAAACTCCACACCAGTGAGAGACTTCACCTTATCGAGTGCGTTGGTAATCGGGGTGATGTTTTCCTTGAGGCGCTTGTCAGAGGTAGAGAACGCTACGATGTCATTGGATGCGTCGATACGACCGGCTGTTGATGATGGCGCTACGTTGACACCAAGAGCCCCGCTGTTGATGTTCACGCTACCTGTAGTCTTCAGGGCTCCGTCTGCTCCAAAAAGAGAATCTATTGCCAGCGTCCAAGAAGAGGATGGTGTAGCTGCTATGCCTACGAAACCACTTGAGTCAATTCGGAATCTCTCAGAGAATCCAGTTGTAATGTAGAAACCACTGCCAATAGCTCCAGCGTGCACGACATCATTGCCACCGGTTGTTGAGTCCTCAAACGATATACCAGCACCAAACGAAGAACTCGTTTTGATAAACATTGCGAGGTTGCTAGTGCTGTTTACTCTTGCCGAGCCGGTGACGTCTAGCTTGTAGCTCGGACTCGTCGTTCCAATGCCGACGTTGCCACTTGACTTAATTATCAATCCATTATTTAAGGAGTCATTTGTATATAGCTTTAAATCTTGGTTTGCATCAGTTCCAATACCAATGCCTCCTGAGCCGCCATCATAAAAAGATATATTATTAGTATCACCTTGTATCCTAACAATGTAACCGGTTGCGTTATTATCAACGTGTAGCTTGTATCCAGGACTCGTCGTACCAACACCGACGTTGCCGCCGCTGGTGATTGTCATCCTAGCGCTGGGCTGGAAATCTGTATTAGCCGTAAGCCCAGAATTTGTGCTAAATGTGATTGCTCCAGCAGACATTGATATAACAGACGCAGTAGTACCCGCTGGTCTCCATTGTCCAGCTGAACGATATATAGCCCCAGATGATATTGTGGCATTATCGTCAGAAATTGCACCCATCCAAAGTCCACTATTTGCAGTGGTGCTACCATCTGATGGCGCAGACCTAAATGCGCTGAAAAAGCTTGACGATGTATATGCAGACCTAGCTTGAATTACTCCAGCAGTACCGCTTGCAGTGCCAACAACATCAAGCTTAGCCTCCGGACTCGTCGTACCAATGCCAAAATTTCCAGCAGCATCAAGTCGAGCACGTTCTGTATTATTCGTTCCAAAACGAATAACTCCATTTGTGGTATTCCAAAGATATGCAGATGTATTATTTACATATACACCACCAGTAAACAAACCGTTTCCAGCTACGTGAAGCTTTTCAGTAGGGCTAGTAGTTCCAATGCCTAAGTTTCCTCCAGTTACTACAAGGTTCGCATAAGAAGTATTCCCGGCCTGAAAAGCATAAATCTGAGAATACGTGTTCCCAGACTGAGCTCCGGTATGAAGAATTAATCCACTACCAGTGGTTCCAGCAACAAAATCAGTATTTGATAAGAATAGTTTTGTGGATGCCGACTGAACGTGAAGTGTCGCAGCCGGATTAGTGGTGCCAATGCCGACGTTGTCCCCTACAATAATCATCTTTGTGTTGGAGCCCGTTTGGAACTGCATAGTGTTTGTAGAATTCTGGTAAAGAATTCTACCGTCTCTATCCTCTCCTGCTGCTGAGAAATCTATGTATCCACCCGTAGTTCCAACAAGCTGAATTACTCCATATAGTGAATCTGGGGTTTGTCCAATGTGAACACCAGCACTTGAAGGAGAACCCGGAACTTCACCAACAACGTGTAAAGCAGAATTGGGACTCGCCGTACCAATACCTACACGGTCATTTGCGGAATCAACAACTAAGACAGTCGAGTCAACTGTAATCCCGGATAGAAATTTCAAACTCATAATTCTTGGTATTTACCGCCTTTAGCTAAATTGTCAAACCACCACATCGGCCGGAGATTAGTGTAGTGATTCAGTGTGAAAACGTCTTCTTCTGTCTTTGCTGTGCAAAGGGGCTTTGTGTGGTCGATATGCCATTCACCATAATTATCCCAACTCATACCTTGAGCAAAGTGTGACTCAATATATGCTTTAAAATCTTCACGTGAACAGCCTATGGCATCAAATGTTTTCCAATTCTTATTCATCTTTAATGAATAACACATAGTTGAAATTCTAGAACGAATACCAGAAACTAACCTATACATAGGGTCAGAACTCCTTCTCTTTGCACAATACTTTGTATGATAAGCCCTAAGGTGTTCTTTGTTTTTTTCATAATACTCCCTGTGCTTATTGGCATAATATTCCTTATTGTTGTGGTAATGCTCCTTTTTGTAAGCCAGGTCTTTTTCTTTGTTTATCTCCCTATAGGTTCTTGAATATGCTATCTTTTTGTCTTGGTGTTTTTTGTAATACTCAGCTCTTTTGGTTAGGACTAAATCCTTATTCTCTTCAAAAGACTCTTTTCTTTTGCTTATTATGCTGTCCCTATTACTCCAATAATAATTTTTTTCGCACTGCTTGCATCTATATTGCAGTCCGTCTTTTGTGGATTTGTTTTTAGAAAAATCCAAAAGTGTCTTTTCTATTCTACAAGTACTGCAGGTCTTCATAGTACAAAGATAAAGAAAAGCGGTGGAAAGCTTGCGCCAACCACCGCTGCTCAAATGTGTTATACGTGTCTACGAAACCCTTTGGATAATGACTCTATAGGAGTTGAGCGCAGGAGCAGTAGCAAAAGTTAGAGTAACAGTATTCACGGTAGGTCTGGCTGTGTCCACGAACACATTTTCATACGTAGCGTTGTCGTACACCTGAACAATTACGTCACGACTGTTAAGGTTGTGGGTAATCGTGTATGCAGTATTAGTTCCGTCACCTACGTTAGCAACAGCTCCGCTACCATCAATAATGGCCTGAACAGCACTAGTGAAGTCAGTGACCTGCGATGCAGTGATAGCAATCGTAACTGAGCTTGCAGAAGTAGCACGACCCTTGGCGTCAAACGTTACCTGAGCAACGCTAGAAGCACTGCCGTAGGTTCCTGCCGTAACACCGCTGTTGGCGAGCGTAAGCGCAGAGCTTACGTTAGCACTGCCGTTGAACGTTACCGTCCAGCTTGCATCTCCAGTGATGCTAATCGTGCGGGCAGTCTGAAGCGTAGTAGCTGTAGAGGCGTTACCAGTAAGAGCACCCGTTACGTTGGCAACAAGACGGCCTACGGTGAGTCCTGAGACCGTTGAACCTGGCTCGGTAATAGTGTGCCCCAAAGTGAAGACAGCCTCGCTTACAGAGCTCGCAGACGCGTCGTAGAAGAACGATGCGTACTTGGTTCCGCTGTTGACGTAGTTTCCGTAGAAACCGATGTCGACGCTGTTCGCTACGTTAGCGTTGGCGTACTGCATCATATTGTCACCAATAGATACAATAGTGCTGTCGATAGTCGTCGTGGTTCCGTTTACGTCAAGGTTACCAGCAATAGTTACCGTGGTGCCATCGTCAGTGATGATGGAGTTGGTGAGCTGGTTGTTGGTATTGTCCCACTTTAGAACAGCATTGTTCGTCAGGTTCGTACCGTTCTTAAGGGCGATGTCGTCGGCGTTGACCGTGATACCCTCACCAGCACCTACGTTGAGTGTGATGCTAGCACCAAGCGCTACCGTCCCGCCGTTAGTGAGACCAGCACCAGCCGTAACCGTTACGCTGCTGTTGGTCAGTGAGCTGTTGGGGATAGAGGCGAGCTGAAGCGTGGTTCCGCTGATTGTGATACCCGTAGCGGTAGACACCTCAAGCCAAGCCGATGCATTAGCCGACTCGTCCCAGAAGAAGATACGGTCAGCACCCGGGTCCGTGAGGTTCTCAAGTCCAAGGTGGCTAAGAGATACGGTGTCCGTACCTACGGCGATACCCGTTCCGGCTCCGACGTTAAGGGTAACCGCACCGATATCACCGCCACCGGTAAGACCAGCTCCAGCGATTACGGCGGATATGTCACCAGTTCCGTCGAGGTTAACCCACACGCTTCCGTTCCAGTACTTCAGACTGTTTGTCGCGGTGTTGTAGATAATCTGGCCAGCACCCAACGCGGTCGGGTCACTGCCAAGGTTCTGGAGGCGAACGTTTTGAATCTGGTTGCCCTCCAGCGAGATGTTGTTTAGATAACGTATTGCCATGGCTTTTAGTTAAAGAAAGCTTTACCGGAGAACGGCGCGCTAAAGTTAATGGTTACTTGGTTAACACTATCGTAGAGTACCTCTCCAACGACAGCAGAACCAGCCGAGTCCACCACAGACACCGACGGGTACTTATTCATATTGTGCGTCACAACCCACGATGCAGACGGAATGTCCTGAGGGTACGCATACGTCTTGTCGCCACCAAACTCGCCGTAGTCGTACAGCAGCATGGTGATGAAGTAGTCTTTGTTTTTTTGCAACTGACCTACGCCGTTGACGTATTCCAATGTGATAGTGTAGAAGTCGTCTCCCGCCTCTAGGTTCTCTACCGAGTTAATCCACTTGTATACCGCCCAGTTGCTAGGGTTCAGCGCATTCGACATCAGCACAATAGAGCCAATGAGTGGAGCCGTGTAGTAGTCAGCCACCTGTATACCCTGCTGCGTCTGACCGCTAAGAATCATATTGTTGAACGAGTTGAACGGAACGTTAGGCCCCGGACTCGGAATGAATGATATCGTTCCAAACTCACGCACGTCGTAAGGACCTACGTCCTGGTAACGGTAACGAATCGATGCGCTCTCAATCTTAGTAGTGTTGAGGAAGTCCGCAACCTTATCGAGCGTAAAGTTCTTAGTAGCATTCGCTGCTCCGCCGTCGGTGCCAATGAGTTTGTCACCACCGCGAATGTCGGAGTCCAGCGCGTATGTACTGATTTTTGCCATGCTACCTACAAAGGTACTTAATTACTTCATGAGCCTTTTCAGCCAGATGCTCACAATCGAAACAAACGAAACAATGAACGCAAGCGGCCAGATGAATCTGTTCCACCACGAAGCACGCTGCTTCTTCTCGCGCTCAACCGTTACGGTCTGTGTTACAACACGCAACATGGACGGAGGGCACTCGGCCTTGACCGCCACGCTAGTAACGTTTCCTGCTGCGTCCCTTATGTACTGAATCTGAATCTGAACCGAGTCCTTGTAGATTACCGTGTCCTTCATTATCGGCACGGTGTCGTGAACCACACGCTCCTTTATTACGTACTCCGTCACAGTCACACTCGACTGGACTTTTTTCGCACCACCGCACGCGCTAACAATCAGTGCTGTTAATATGACAGCTACCCATTTCATTTTAGCCATCCGTAGTACTTCATCGTCTTCTCCTCACGGTCGGCAAGACCGTGCGTTCCGCCGTTGATGCGCTTAGTCATAGCAAGGATGGTCTCCTTTGTGACGCCCTTGTTGGCGATGTCCCACAGCTTGTTCTTGTCAAAGAAGAACTTAGCGCTCTCGAACGCGTACTTGGTGGCCACCGTGTCGGGGTCCTTCACGACCTCGTCGTTGCCAAGGTACGTAGCGAACGCTACATAGTTTCCTTTTCCCGTGAGCTGGAGCGCTCCTCTTCCTCGGTACTTCCAGCCGTCTCCACTGGCTTCATCAGCATTACCCATGCGAGACGCATAGACTCTGTTAGCGATTTGCTCTGGCTTACGAGCGTACTTCGCAGCTGTTGCAGCGTCTGGGAAGTACTTCTTAAAGATTTTAAGAAGCCCGTCAGCTGAGTAGTTAAGGTTTTCACTAAAGGCCTTAAAGCCTCCAGTCTCGTGAGCAGTCTGGGCAAAGAAGTGAGCAGCTTGTTCATCTGTCAATTTGTAAAATTCTTGCCCGGCCTTTAGCGTGCCCGGACCAAACGCTCCATCGGCAGTTACGCCAATCTTTTCCTGTAGATGCTTTAAGCTCATCGTCCCTGAGATTTGTAAGGTTTAGAATATTTCTTACTGGCCTTGTTGTTGCTCTCCTTCTTGGAGTGTTTGCCACGCTTCTTGCTCTTGCTAACGTAGCTGCTAGCAGTTTGAGCCTTCAATTTCCCTGCCATTAGTATGTCAGTGTAAAGATTATTGTTGAGAACAGAACGAAATACGCTGACATAAACACGTCAGTTTGCGTCATCGGCTTGAACTTAGGCTTGGCCTTGAGCGCTGACTCCATGTCCATAATCACCGAGTCCTGAAACATCATCGTCTGACGCGCCTGGTGAAGCTGGAAGTACTTAAACTTGTAGGCTTCGTCATAACTCTTGATGGTGCTGTCCATGTCAATGAACTTCTTGTTCATGGCCATAGCCTGCGCTCTGGTCATGACCACCACAGTGTCCTTACCTTCAACGCGCTGTATCGGGTACGCCGATTGCGAGTACATCGAAAGGCTGCACAGGAGCAGACTTAATAGTAGTAATCTCATGCTTCATTTCAGTTACTTGTTCGACGAGCGCCTCCTTCTCTTGCTCCAACACCTCGATGGCCTGCTTCATTTCAGACACCCGGCTGACGACGGCCTGGTCGGCTCGCTGCGATACGGACGCTGCCATCTTCATGGTCTGCATTGACTTCTCGATTGCCAGCTCCGCGGGGTCTACCTTAGCCTCTGGCTGCTTTCTGCTGGCGATGGCGACACCGATAACGATGCCCATTGTCAAAAGTAGGAACGTGTGTCTCATCGTGTCTGTAGTAGCATTTCGTTTTTAGCACTAGTGTACGCCAACGCTGAGTCGAGTCGACGTATGTGTTGCGTGTAGGCCTCGACCTTCACCTCCAGCTCGGTCACCCGAGTCTGACAGCGGTCGTCCACCTTGCCGTAGTTAATCTTCTGGTCGATGTACAGGTAGCCGATAACTACCATGAAAATAAATGCGAGGGCTCCAACTGGATTCTTTTGAAACTGGTCAAAAGACACGGGCATTTTAATCACTTCTTCACAAAGATTTTACCGGCCTCAGCAATACCGAGCGCGCCGATGGTGATGATAACAAAAGAATTGAAGATGGTGTCCTGGATGACCAGGTTCTTACCCATAATACCAGTCACGATGTCGGCACCCGCGAAGATTGCCATCACCGCAAACGACAAGAAACCGATTATCGTCTTCTCGTTGTAGTCGTTGTTGTCCTTGAAGATGTCCCAGAACTTCATGCCCTATGCAATGTATGCGATTACCTCACCAGCTACCACCTCTACAGAGCTGAACAGCCCGTAGATTTTGGTTCCGCGAACGAATGAGTTTGCCGACAGGTTGTCTCCACCGACGGCAGACGTGGCCGTAATCGTTGCGTTGTCGCTAACTACCTCAAGTATGCGGTAGTACTCACCAGCAACCGGGGTAGATGTGTTGGTCTTAATTCTGAAGCCGAACTGTCCCAGCATAGCGAGCTGGTAGTTGGCGGGGTTGTTTACGTTTGCGTAACCCATGATGGAAATTTTTAAATTGTTAAACCTAAACGCACTACAAATATACTGCAACTAAAAAAGGCCGCTTTAGCGGCCTTCGCGTATGTAATTTATTGATTATCAGCCTTTTGCCTTACGGCCCTTCGGCGACGCTTGGGTGCTCCCACCTGGTCCAGCCCACAGGTGCTTGCACGCCCAGTAGCGCGGGGTGAGTTTGTCGGTAGCTGAGTCACACTTGTGTCTGGCTCTGAAGCTACTGCGTGCCTCCTTGCTGTAGTTGTGGCCGTATGATGAGTCTCCGAAGTGAAGGAGCTTCTCCTTGCCACCCGAGCACGCCTTGACCATCTTCTTCTTACCGGGACGGTCTGACTTGGTCGGCCTGTTGCAGGCCATCTTGCTTTTATTTGCCACGGCGCACTGGCTTTACTCGTGAGCCCATCCCTACCCTAGACTTCTCCGCCTTCTTCTTGGCGAGCGTAGAGCCGGACATCTCACTCTTAGTGACCGGTGTCTTACCCGACACCCGCTTACTTGGACGGCAGTACTCGTTCGAGCCTCCGGCGCCACACGCCTTACCGCTCTTGGTGTCGACCCACTTCTCCTTCTCCCACCGCTTCAGGCTGCTGCCCGCCTCCGTCTTGCGAACAGAGCCGCTGGCCTTACGGCACTTGGCAATAGCCTGGCTGGCACGAGCGCTCGGAAACACGTCGTACTGCGCCTTGACCTTCTTGTAGCAGGCGTCCTTTGGCACTACTTCTTACTGCTGTAAGGCTTAGACATAGGCTTTCCGCCCTTTGCCTTCATCGTGCAGGGGGTGTCTTTCTTTCCTTTTATGGCGCAACCGCAACTCATTAGTTAGTAATTTTACACAAATATACTCCACATGAAATATCCACTTACTCCTGCCGAGGAGCGCCTAAAGGCCAAGGTAGAAAAGCGGAAGGCGCAGAAGAACCTGCCACCAACCAAGCACCGTAACGGCCGATACGTCAAGGCGACATACCGCGACGACTTTATGAAGTACTGGAGAGTGGTGCGCTACTGGATGCAGTACAAGTACGACATCAGGCTCGCCGACCTGGAGATGCTCCTGTTCCTGTACAGCGAGGGGTACTTCAAGAAGTCCGACATCAAGGAGTTCGACTCCATCTTCCCGTGGGATAAGAAACGCTTCTCTCGACTGATGCAGCGCGGCTGGGTGCACATGTGGCGCAAGCCAGCACCAGGGCGCATCGCACTCTACGAAATCACGCCAGAGGCGCACCAGATGATTAAGAACATGTACAAGAAGCTCAACGGCGAAATCATCTCAGAGACCGAGAAGCTCAACCCCATGTTCAGGAAGGACGCTACCTACACCGAGAAGGTGCACCGTAACTACATCAAGAAGCTGAACAAGTCTATTCGACAAGAACAACGTCACGCTCGAGTATCACGGTATAAGCTTCGCCGCCGAGAATCATTGTATGCCCAGCGGAACGGTCAAACTGAATCAGGTCCCCAGCAGCCATAGTGCTCACGTCTGTGCCCGCAGCCACCACCGTGGCGCGCTTGTAGCGGATACTCACCTGGTCGTCACCCAGCAGCAGACCGCTCTCGGTCTTGTGCTGCTCCTCAATCTGCTTGATAATCAAGTACTTACCTATTGGTTTCATTCTCTTTCTTTATTTTAATCACCTCACTCAGGAGCTCGTCCTGTATCATGTCCATGTGCACCACCGTCTTAAGTGTCGGGCAGCTCATCTTGTGACCTGGCTGCTGGCGGCAGTAGGCGCAGCGTCTCAACTGTCCTCGTAGCTTCTAGCCAGCGTGATGATGGCGTTGGTGCTCAGTATCGTCGTGGCCACGCTCACCGCGTTACGCAGCGCGTTCTTAGTTACCTTCAGTGGGTCGATGACGCCCATGTCGTACATGTCACCGTACGTCATAGTCTTCACGTTGAGCCCATTGTCACCATCCATGCCGCCAGCTATCTCGATGAACTCAAGGCCGGCGTTCTCGACGATGCGCGCGGCAGGCTCAATCATCGCCAGCGACATGATGCGGTGCGCCAGCCTCATCTCCTCAGACGTGGCTGTGATGTTGTCGTCCATCCAGTGCGACACGCTGTGCAGCGCTACGCCACCACCCGGCAGTATACCCTCCTCGAGCGCCGAGCGCACGGCCTGCACCGCGTCCTCTACCCGGTCGTAGGTCTCCTTCTGCTCCACGTCCGAGCTGCCCCCAACGTAGATAATACCAACCCCACCAGTCAGGCTGGCGATGCGCTGCTTGATGAAGTCACGGTCGCCCTTCTTACTGGCCTGGTCGTGGGCGCTCCACAGCTCATTCACCCTGGCGTTCACCTCTGCGCTCGTCCCTTCCTTACGGACGATGACCGTCGAGTCCTTACCGACGATGACCTTAGCGGCATGACCCAGGTCGGCCATGGTCACCAGGCTGAGCTCGTCGCCCATCCCCTCGCTTATGAACCGACCGCCGACGCTAGCGGCGATGTCACCCATCAGCTCGTGCTGCTTGTAGCCGAACTGAGGTGGCGCGATGGCGCACAGCTTCAGCCCGTTCTTAATGACGTTGGCGGCCAGCGTCGTTGTGACCTGGTTACTGCACGGAGCGATGATGAGCAGCTTATGCCCACCAGCCACGATGGGCTTGAGCACCGTCTCAATCTGTAAGATGTTACTTATCTCGTGGTCCGTCATCAGGATGTACACGTCCTCGAGCACACACTCGTCCTTCTTCTGGTCGTTCACGAACAGCTTGGTGCTGTACCCCCTGTCGATGCGTATCCCGTTTGTCACCTCGTAGGTCGTCTCGTCGCCGGTGCCCTTCTCGACCGTTACCAGCCCGTTCTTCCCCACCTGTCCGTACACCTTAGCGATGAGCTCACCGAGCGTGCGGTCGTTGTTGGCGGAGATAGTCGCCACGTCCTTCAACCTCGACGGCGTCACCTTCCGCGACATCTTCTCGAGCTTCTTAATGGCCTCCTCACTCAGGCTGTGCATGTGACGCAGCACCTCAGTGGCGTTGTACTCGTCGGTGATGAGCTGCATGCCCGTACGCACCAGCGCGTGGGTCAGCACCACCGCCGTGGTCGTGCCGTCACCAGCACTCGTAGCCGTGCGCTCCGCCGCCTCGCGCATCATGCGCACCGCTAGGTTCTCAACCGGGTCCAACAGGTCAATACTCTTGGCGACAGTCACCCCGTCCTTGGTTACAGTGATGCCGTGCGTGTGGTGTTGGCTCTCAATCAGCACCGTCTTGCCCCTAGGCCCCAACGTACTGCCGACGGCCTTGGCCATCTTATCCAATCCACTGAGCAAACGCTCGCGACCGTCCTGGTCAAAGGTCAAACTCTTAGGTGTGTAGTCCATTCGATTCGTATTTGATGCCAAAGGTAAAATAAAAAAGCCGGGTGACCAAATCATCCGGCTACTTTTTGCTATATTAAGTACTACTACTTTGTCTTTGGGAGCGGAATGTCTCTACCCTTTGGCGTCATCTTTGGCATAGTAAGCCCCTTACTTTGTAATGGCGGCACCATGAGCGTTCTTCTGCCGTAAACACGACCTGTCTCTACGTCAATGTTGCGAAGCTTACCCTTGTTGCTGGCGTCTTCGAACTGAACGCGCTCTTCAAAGCTATCGCTCTTGGGCATGTACTTCCGGCTTGAAGCGTACTCGTGCCCGGGCTGCATACCTACAATCTTCTTCTTTGGGTCTGGCATCTTTCGTGTTCTTTAAGTTCTACGCAAAGTTACAAAAACCAAATAAATGAGTTCGCGAAGCGACCGATGTCGAAAATGTATGCTGATAATCAGCAACTTAAAGAAATCGACACTAACCTGTGTCGGTTTTGTGTCGACTTAGTCGGCTGGTTCTCAGCTCTTTGAGCTGTGAAGTGTCGAAAATGTCGGTTTTTTTGGGTTTCCTATTCTCTCTCTATATATATAGGGTTGTAAAATATTTTTTCTCAGAGAAAATCGACTTTAAAATCGACATTTTCGACATTTTATATATAACTAATTGAAAATCAATAATATAATAGAATAGAAATCGACACTAAATCGACATTAAATCGACACTAACTATATAAGAATCGACACAAGAGTACTGATTAAGTACTCTTTTAGTCTTAGAGAACTGAAATTGATAGAGTCTAGAGACTCTATAAAAGCAGAAAAGGAGAGCCAAGCCCTCCTCTTCTAACATCACGGTAGGATACCTACCGGGATTTTATGGCATCTAACACGTCAAGGTTCCGACGTCCGGTCTGTGCCCTGTCAGCACTCACCTTCTTCACACCGACTACCTTGTTCGTGCGCTTCTTGCTCGACTTAGCCACGACGACCACGCATAATACGCGCCTCCATCATAGCCTCAGCCATCTCGCCCATCATCTCCTTCGTCTTCTTGACACGGAGAGCAGCCTGGATACCAGTCTCACCTACCATAACCGGCTTCGAGTCCGGAATCATCTTTGCGTTTTTCATAACCACAGAAAATTTATACTTAACAGTCCCAAGTGTAACCGAAACTCACCCGGCTCCTCCAACTCCACGTCAGCACGGTAGAACTCCACACCAACAACGAAGCCAGTCATCACACGATTCTCTATCTCGATAGCCCACCAGTCCATAAGCAAATATACGGACATCAGATTTTTAGAGGGTTTGGGTTCCCTGCCATCCTACGCGACACCGCCCGTTCCGGAAACCGATATTTTTTCGATAGGGGGGGTCTGATTTGCCGAGCCCCGTCCGGATTTTTTGCCGTTTCCGTGTTGCAACATGCATGTTCCAACATCGTCGTACAGGCAGCGCACCTGTCGCGCCACGCGCCCCGTCCGGCCGCCGTCACCGCGCCCGTTCCGCCCGTCCGCCCCGCGTTTTTACTACAAAAGAGACGCCCGAAGAGGGCGGTTAAGCCCCGCCCGCCCGTCAGTTTTCTCTAATTTCTACGCGGATGCATCCACCGACCGCCAACATAAACATCTCGTTTTCAATCAGTTACAAAAGACCCAACAACAATCTCATCCAATGGAACATGCTGAATATCAGTTAGTTACACTATTTAGATTCTGTCCAAATAGATAGGTACACGACGTGTACCCACCAAAATCTGACAATCCATTGATTATCAGCACATTGCAATTGCTTGATTATCAGCACACTTACTTATTTAGAATCAATATGGATTACTAATTCGTTGACTCTTAAAGAGTTAACGTAAACGTCTGACAATCAGCAAACTAACCCATTCATACATACATGTTGTAACACACATATCAAAAAGTTTCGCTCGGAAACCCGCGTCAGTGCTACAGAATCAAAAAAAGTTCATATGCAATAGTTGATTCATTTTTTCCTCTGCCCATGTTTGCATCGTTCCAACGGGACAACGTTCTTCTGCATATGTGACTTCGCCCAACCGACCGGAGGCCGCCCAACGAGGCGGATTAGGTTGCGCCCCACATCCCTGCAACGTTCTTTCACATAACCCGACGCCACGACGCCACAAGGTGAGCGCAAGTAGGCCAAGAGAAGTACCAACCCCAAACGGAGGCAGTGTAGGTGAGTCCAACACAATGCCAAGACAATGACGCCACGGCGCAAGGGGAAGCGAAAGGTAGGCCAAGATGCGAGGAATTGCGGAATAGTACGGCGGGGATGCAGTCAAAACCGAAGAGGCGCAGAAAAAATAAGCAGACGAGGGAGTGAGGACGCGAGTCCTCATGTAGGCCGACAACCGGCGAGAGCAGACCGACCACGGAATGCCCGAAGCCCGAAACCGAGACCGATGCCAACGATATCAAACGCCCGACCAAAGTAGACCAACGACAAAAACAAAATTGGGGAGGGAGGCGCAGTATTGCGCTTCCTTTCTAATGCGCCATTCCTACTTCGCAAGGGTAGGCACCGGATAGTCCGGTGAGCGCAGAGCGGAAATAAAACCCCTAATTTAATTTTACTCATGAACACTTCATTCAAACTCAACGACCGCGTCCTCTACACTTTCAACGGCAAAGATTTTACCGGAACTATTGTAAACGTAGACCGAGACGGAGACTACAAAGTACAATTCGATGACCCCGAGTTCGGTGGTTGGTCGGATGATGACCTCGAGAACTTATGGTACATCGGCAAATCTGACTCTGACCTCAAGCCGCTCTTCGGCGGCTCTGAATACATCGTTCCGGCGGCTGAACTTAAGCGCATCTACGACGTGGCTTGCAGCGATTGGAAGCGTAAGATTGCCGACATGATTAAGCCGTTCGCCGACCACGCCGTGGTCAGTCTCGAAATGGCCGAGAAAATGCTCAAGGCCGCCACGCCAAGTCAGCGTCCGGTGGTGGAGGACGTCCTCAAGAACGCCGGATACAAGTTCGAGACCAAGCCCGAGTACTTTGAGTTTGACCACAATGAGAACGTGGTCAATACATATGGACGCCTGACCCCGCTCATGGTCTACAACGGCCTCGCCGAGGACGGCTTTGAGTTCAAGGAGATTGGCTTCGTGAAGGAAGATGAGTGGACTCCGGTCTTGGTTCGTGAGGACGGCACCGAGGAGAACATCACCGGTCTCAAACTGCGGTTCAAAGCACGCAAATAGGTTGCCTGATGATGGGTTCAGTACCCGAAACGCCGCGAGGCGTCGTAACCAACTATTAAATCCCCCATGAAGCAAGACATCTTCGAACAAGTAAAAGAGACCATCCTCGCCGGAGTTGAGCGCGAGGGCCTGCAGTGGTTCAAGCCATGGAAGTCCACCAACGGCTCCGATTGGCGGCCGGTCAACCGCGTCAGCGGCCGCGCCTACAACGGCATGAACGTGTGGCTCCTTTCGGCGGCCATGCGTGAGTTCGGCTACGACTACAACGAGTGGCTCACGTTCAAGCAGGTGACTGAATTGAAGGGCCGCGTCAACAAGGGCGAAAAGGCCACCGACATCTACTTTTGGTACATCGGATATTGGAACGCCGACACGAAGAAGACCTACCCGAGCGAGGCCGCCGCAATTAGTGCCGGCGAGAATCCCAAGGATATCAAGAAGTACTTCACGTTGAAGATGTACAAGGTCTTTAATATAGCCCAATGCACGGACATTGCGCCGCGTGGCGGAGCCGTTGTCGTGGAGCCGGCAGAGTTCAATCCGGTTGAGGAGGCCGAGCGCATCATTGCGGCGTGGGACGGCAAGCCGGCCATCAAGCACGGCGGCAATAGTGCCTACTATTCACCGGCGTCGGACTACGTTCAGATGCCCAAGGTCGAGCAGTTCGTTGACTCTGACTCTTACTACAAGACCTTGTTCCATGAGTTGGTGCATAGCACCGGTCACGATAGCCGTCTCAAGCGCAAGGGCGTGGTTGAGTTTGATGTGTTCGGCAGTGAGCAGTACGCGATGGAGGAGTTGGTCGCGGAGAGCGGCTCAATGATGATATCCGGTATCGCCGGACTGAATCCAAAGGACGGCGGAGACAATTCCCTCGCCTACATTCAGGGGTGGTGTAAGAAGATTAAGGAGACGCCGAGCAAGGCCATCGTGAGTGCCCTCACGCAGAGCAGTAAGGCGGTTGACATGATAGTAGGGGAGGTCGCATGACCTCCTCTCTTTTTTTAATTTCTAATTCTTTTTACTTATGAAAAATAACATAACCGAAGTGGAATCACTGAAGCACCGACTTGCTATGGTGAAAGATGACCTTGACATAATCCGAAAGTTCATCTACCAAGAACAACTTGAAAAGCATTTTTTTGAACGCCCAAGCGAAACGGCGGATGAATGTTGGACTAACTTAAACAACATTGAGATTGCTTGCGATTTGACAAGCGATGAATCTCTTGGTTGGAAGCCATACAAAACAAATTAAAATCATGAAACGACAATTTAAAATCTACCAAGAGCACTCCGGCGTTGACGGCATCGTGTTCTCTATTAAGTACATGGGCGCGTTGGTCGAGGGCCAATGCAAGTGGTACGTGTGGTCCGACTCCTTTGACTTTGAGCCGTGGGGCAACCTGTTCCACACCAAAGAGGAGGCGCGCATCAGTGCCATGACCGCCGTGTTCACTGCTAAACATGGACAATACCAAGGATAGTCATGAAAATGAAACGTAAACCAACCAACCTATCGTTGGCGTTCAAGGAACTGCGCAACCGAGGGTACTTCGCCAAGCAGAACTTCATGTGTTGTCAGTCGTGCGGATGGGCGGCCATAAGAGAAGAGAAGGCCGACCGCGCCGTGTTCTCTCACGCCCAAGACCACGCCGACTACCAACGAGGTGATGACCTCTACCTATCGTGGTCGGGCAACGGCCATGAGATTGTCAGAGTCCTTGAGTCGTTCGGCATTGCCGTAGATTGGGATGGAAGCGAAGGCAACCGCATTGTAGTTAAAAACAATTCAATTATTTAATCATGAAACAAGAAATGAAGGCCATGCTCGCGGCCTACGGCGAGTACGTTAAATGTGTTGAAGCATTCGGTGAGGCCGTTGATTATAGCGTCCGTGAAAAGTTGATTGCGTTCTCTATTATAGAGGACATGACCGCCGACCTCGGCGACCACCTTGCGGCCGCGCATAGTGAGATTAAGAAGGTCGAGCGCGAAGAGTGCGCGGCAAAGTACGCGGACGCCTACGGCGTCTTCATGATTGCCGACCGACTTCAGTACTTTGACTGCGACTACGACCTTGATGAACTATGGGCGAGGGCGTCCGTCCTCTACTTTGAATTTCTTGATAGCGAGTTCAACGTGGACTCCAAGAGTGAGATGGACTGCATCGCTGACTTTTTAGGACACCACGAACTGCTATGAAAAAGATAAGCCAAGACGCGGCTCGCGCATTCATGGAAGCGCGGCCGTTCAACCGAACCAACACGAGAGTGGAGGTACTTGAGAACGTAACTATTATGTACTTGTTCGGCAACGCGATTGCCTACAGGTACAATGACCCCGAGCGCACCTTGTCGGTGACCAACGCCGGATGGTTCAGCAACACTACCAAGGAACGACTCAACGCCATTGATGGCGTGAGTGTGTACCAAAAGGATTGGTATTGGTACCTAAATGGAGAGCGTTGGGATGGAAAAATAATTGATGTAAAATGAAATTTGAAATTGTACATGACGTCTTCGCGGATAGTCCGCGCGAGACTCAAGAGAACGTGTTTGAGTTCACGTTCCACCACACTAAATACAACCTACCAAACGAGTTAGGCATCCGTGCCGAGGCGTTTGATTCATGGGAGGACATGGCGTCGTACCTGAAGCCAAGGTACGCGTTGGTCGTTCCGATTCACATGTACGACCATAGCGGCTTGTCGTTTTCAATCAAGTCGTTCGGTTGCTCATGGGATAGCGGACGTGTTGGCTTCGCCGTATTAAGTAGGGAGCGCATGCTCAAGGAGTTCGGCCGTAAGTACATCACCAACAAACTGAACGAGCGTCTCATGAAAATCCTGGAGCAAGAGGTCGCCGAGTACACTATGTGGGTAAACAATGAGTGCTACGGCGTTCAGATTCTTGATGATGACGGCGAGGTGCTTGATTGTCAGTACGGATTCTATGGTATGGAGGCGGCACGCGAGTCGGCCGTGACCTACATGAGTCATTATGGTGAGGTTTTGACCCAATAAAATTTGGTGGATTGGTTGGTTTCCACCACATTTGTGGTCATTGGAGTGCATGGTGTCCGAATTAGGGCGGAGAGGGTTCGATTCCCTCCACTCCTCAACGTTCAGTTTAATTTAAATCCCCTAATCTATTATGACCTTTTATTTGTATGCTACCGGCCGACTCTTTGTCATCAAGGCCAACACCGAGGCAGAAGCCCGCGAGAAGATGCGTAAGCGTCTGAACATGAAGCGTTGCCCGAACAACACACGAATCATTAATCCAATTCAACTATGAAAGACGTATCTATCAGCGAGGTAGTGGTTCAAGTGACCAAGACCTACCTCATCAAACTGCGAGTCGACACCGACTACATCAACGACAAGGACTACATCCTTGAGGAGGCCGAACACCACCTCAACGATGCGTCGGAGGAGTTTGAGATTAGCCCTCTGTCCTTGGCCGACAAGAACGAGGTCGAGGTGCTTGAGATTCTCGATGAGTGGAACGACTACGAGGACTGATGAGCATCTATACTTTCAACGATAAGACGCTGACATACAGCAAGTTGCCAATAGGAAGGTCAGTGTTTAAGGTAGCGGCGGCCTCAATGGCCGTCGTTGCACTGCTCTCTATTAATATAGTGGAGGCGAGTGAGCACGAGCGAATCCTTGAGGTTCGCATCAAGGGCAACGAGTTCAGTGAGGAGCGACTGCGCTCACGATTGGATGAGTTGAACGTGAGGTTCGCTGACGTGGCTATGGCTCAAGCGAAACTTGAAACGAGTGGGTTTAGGTCTCGCATTTTCAGAGAGAACCACAACCTATTCGGCATGAAGGAGGCCAAGACGCGAGTGAACCTTGCGCGCGGCACTCAATATGGACACGCCTACTATAAAAATTGGGAGGATAGTGTACTTGACTACGCGATGTGGTGCGCCGCATACGCCAACCACTGCCGTAACAACGAGCAGTTTCTTGAGTTATTAAGTGGGTACTATGCTGAAGACCCGGAGTACATCTCCAAACTGAAGCATATCATGAATCAATAAAACATTTCAATCATGCCAAACTATGTATGGTCTTTCATCAAGACAAGCGACAAGCACCTTGACTTGATGGCAAAAATCAAAGAGAACGGCGGCGTCTGCCGTCACTACCTCCCGATGCCGGAGGAAATCCAAAAAACCAATTCGCCTAATAATATAGTGAGCGAGGAGGAGTACGCCGAGCGCGTTGCCAATGGCACCACAAGCGAGGAGAAGTACGATGGTCGATTAATTCACCACTACCAAACGCAAGCGCAAGTGGATGCGCTCATTGAGAAGTACGGCGCGCGCGACTGGTACGACTGGGCCGTAAGAAACTGGGGCACCAAGTGGGGCGACAACGAACTGAAGGTGGATGACAACGGCGACGGCACCATCCTGATTCAGTACGAGTCGGCGTGGAGTCCGCTCGCTGACCACATCCTTGAGTCCTTGTTCAATGACATCCAAGATTGTGAGTACATTTGGGAAGAAGAGCAGGGCTTTGGTGAGGAGTACCACATCAAGAGTGGCGTTGGTCAGTTTATTAAAAAGTGGGATGAGCCATGGATGATGGACAAATACTACGAGGGCGAGAAGTAATGAATCAGTTCATGAGAATCGCAATGGCGAGGTTGCAAAGCACCTACCCATTCAAGCCGCAACGCACGGCCGTTGCCGCCAGGATGTATGTTCAATGGTTAAAAAGAAAATCAAATGAAGCAGTTTAAACTTACCTATGTACCCACGTTCTTGAACAACAAGAACCTCAAGCGTTGCGTGTTCGTGCGCAGGGCTGACTCACTGACTCAAGTAATTGAGGAGCGCCACTACATGCCCGATGAGAAGGAGTGGATGCTCGAGTCAGTAGAGGAGAT